TAATTTTCATACACGAATTCACAAATACCTTATCTATAACAGGTAAAGTATTGTATGTTTCATAGTAATCGAGCAAATACAATTTCATAAAGAGTAATACATTAATCACTATTTTATTACACATAATAACCGCATTTGTTATTTTTGGTGTATTTATATCTGGATGTTTCAAGACACTTTTCAGAGAAAGTTTAATTCCTTTGAAAAAGTCATCAGGTGGATTTTCTTGAATTTCCATCCTTATACTATTCCTAAACATTTTATTTTTAAGTAATTTAACGAACATTAAATTGAAACTATATAATCCATAATTTGGTTATCATATTCAACAATTCTTGGAATGACCGCACCGTTTATTGAAAATGAAAGTTACAAGCATAAGATGGCAAAAGAAGTATTGAAAAAATGGTTTGAAGAAACGAAAACAGACGACGGGTATATGCGTATAGGTGATATAGGATTTCGTTCAAATAGAAAATCTGGAATATTTTTGGAGTATCCTATATGCACCAATATTACAGCAACTGACTTTCATCCCGATTATCAAAATATGAATAGTTGGGAGAAAAATTGGGATGAAATTATTTACCTACACCACGAATTGGATGAAGACGACATACGGAACTTGGATGAATATGTCCCAACTTATGATGAATGTGTTAATACATATAAGTCATATCCAATTGCTATAATTGATGTTGTATGTAGTCATAAAGGTTCGCCAACAATTGGTATTGAAATTTGTCATAAAAATCCTGTTTCAAACACAAAAATAAATAAATTAAAAGAAATAGGAGTTAGTTCTTTAATTGAAATAGATGCTGAATGGATTTTACAGCAAACAAAACGCCCATCTAACCTAAAATATAAAACATTAATTTAATTTGGTGTAAAACTATAAACATGCGTTCGAATACGCCGTCCGTTTTCGGTGAATTGAAAATCCTTACTTTCTATACTATATTTTGTCTTCAATAAGTGTTTTATTATGGATAACCAAGGTCGTTTTATTCTACTCGGTTCTCCGACTGCTTTAATTCCATTAAACGAAAACCATTTTCTTATTTCGGGTATGAGTTCCATTATTTTGTGTTGAATGTCTTTGTTTGTATCCAATTCGTAAAGTGTATATGTGTTTTTATTTTGTAAATCTAATATGGATATAATTTTATCTATCACTTGTTCCTGCTCTTTTTTATACAACTCACTTTTCAATCTCATAGGCATAATAAATATACTTAACATATGCAAACAATTTTTAAGTATATTACTTATAATTCATAGTAAGTTGTTCGTTTTGTTTCAACAATTTCAACGCAGTTTTTACTTGTGGTTTAGTTATTTTATAAGATACTGGTTTTCTGTTTCGCCTTGTAAGATTTTTGGAAGTTTCGTATCTTTTTATCCATCTGTGTAATGTAGATTTTTTACAATCAAATATTTTACAGGTTTTTCTTATATTATCTTTATTCTTCAAGTAGTATTTAACATCAGATATTTTATAATCTTCACTTTTATGTGTCATTCATATAATAAAAACATATTATTAATTTGTCACATTTTAAATCTTCAAGGGTGTAATTCAATTTCCCGGTGTTTATAATACTATAATTCGCTAAAATTGAAATCAAATGAATCCAAATTGTCGTTTGTATGATTCAACCGACGTCCACCGATTATGTCTCTCGCGAATTCGACTCCCGATTCTCATCTTATCCAAACCAAACTCACTGGAGATGAATGGAATGGCGTTGAAATTATGGAACCCGAGTCGGAAATGCGGATTCTTCAATTGATTATCGACGGGTTTCACGACGTGAATCGGGTATTTAATACACACTTGTCGTTGAACACGCGTCTGAAAATCACAACGACCCCGGAAATGGATGATTATCTATACGAGGAATATTTCAAGAAACGGGTGGAGCGCGTGATCGCACTCGGCACCGGACAATTCAAGAACGGGTCATTTGAAGTCAAGACCAAATCCAAGAAAACGATGAAAAAAGTGGATCTAATGCGCATCCGGAATATGAATACCACATTTAGCGGGTCTTGTGATACGTACGACCATCTTATTATGGATACAATCGAGGCAATCGTAGAAGCAAAGAATAGTGGCGGGGTAGTGGTAGCCGGAGCAACAACCGCGCCCACCGGCGCAAATGAGTGGATGAAACATTATTATACATTGAAATTGATGCTTCAGAAGTCGGTCATCGATGTCAATACACACGTCGTCGATTTCGCACGGTTTATTCTTGAGGAATACAGCGCGAATATTGAAATTGCAGGGTTTCTCCGCAACGCATACCGGTTCATCGAACAAAATGAGAATGTATTCAAGTATGCGGATTTTCAGTTATATGACCATCAGAAACAACTCTTCACCATCGCGAAACGCCCCGGTGCGAAGTTGGTGCTGTATATCGCGCCGACGGGAACGGGAAAGACGCTTTCGCCACTCGGATTATCGGAAAAATACAAGATCATCTTCGTTTGTGCCGCGCGTCACGTCGGTCTAGCCTTGGCGAAAGCCGCGATCTCCGTCAAGAAACGTATCGCATTCGCGTTTGGTTGTAGCAATATTGACGATATCCGTCTTCACTATTACGCGGCAAAAGAGGCAATCCGCGATAAACGAAGTGGTCGGATTCGAAAAGTAGATAACAGTATCGGCGACAATGTCGAGATTATGATTTGCGACATTCGTTCGTATCTGTTGGCGATGCGGTATATGATGGCGTTTCATCCGTTGAATTCACTCTTGATGTATTGGGATGAACCGACGATATCGTTGGACTACGCTGATCACGCACTTCACCCGATTATTCATCGCAATTGGAGCGGCAACCTGATTCCCAATGTTGTTTTGTCATCCGCCACATTGCCGCGCGAAGATGAGATGGTAAATGTGATTCAGGACTACAAAGTCAAGTTTAACGATGTAGGCGCGGAGGTCTATAGCGTGATTAGTCACGATTTTAAAAAATCGATACCCATTGTGAATCAGGGCGGGTTTATCGAACTCCCGCATTACATGTTTGGGGAGGATTATGATCGTGTTCTTGAATGTGTGGAACACTGTAAGACCTATAAGACATTGATGCGATATTTTGACTTGCGCGAGATTTTGCGGTTCATTGGAGTGGTGACGAAACGCATTAAATGCGACGACAGCGACAGCGACAGCGACAGCGACAGCGACAGCGACAGCGACAGCGACAGCGACAACAAGAGGAAGGACGACGACCCGGACACCGATGAAAATCGCGGTCTAGTTATTACGTCCGAGCGTTATTTACCCGAAAATATGTTCGGCGATATCAGTGATATCACAATGACGAGTATTAAAGAATATTATTTGATTCTACTCGAAAATATCCGACCCAAATACTGGAAACCCATCTATGACGCACTCATCGGGGTTCGCAAACCCAAGTTCACATCAGTCGTCAATTTATCAACAAGCGACGCACACACTCTCACAGATGGACCTACGATTTACTTGACCGAACACGTAGACAAGGTTGCCGCATTTATGATTCAAATCGCGAAAATCCCGACCATTGTTATGGAGGATATTATGGCGACGATCGACTTCAACGCTCAGGTTCTTGAAGAAATCGAAAAGACCGAAAAACTCATCAAAGATCTAGAAGGTGAAAGCAAAGATCCGTCGGCCACCGGCGGCGGCGGCGGCAGCAGCGCAAGCGACGAGAAGAAGATGCGCAAATTCACATCCGATACACGCGTGAATCCTGAAACGGAACGACTCCATATGAAAGTCGAAGACTTGCGTAAATCTGTCAAATATACCGCGCTCAACGACTTATTCGTCCCGAATCGCCTGGAACATTTGAAACGATGGACGCCGCGCACAGCCATCTCAAATGAGTTCACATCGTTTGTAGAGGACGAGTTCGTGGAAAAGATTATGTTGCTCAATGTGGAAACACACTGGAAACTTCTATTGCTTATGGGAATCGGCGCCATCACAAACACCACCGATCAGAAATATACGGATATTATGAAGATGCTTGCGAAGCATCAAAAGTTGTATCTCATTATCACCGCGACGGACTACATCTACGGAACGAACTATCAGTTCTGCCACGGGTATATCGGGAAAGACCTCGAAGGGATGTCCCAAGAGAAGGCGATTCAGTCGATGGGGCGTATCGGACGCGGTTCGATCCAGCAGGATTATACCATCCGCGTTCGTCACGATGCGATTCTGCGCCATATCTTCACATCGATGCGCAGCGCGGATAAACCGGAGGTGTGCGCAATGAACCGGTTGTTTGTGACGGATGCTGCGGAGGCGTGAGGCGTGAGGCGGATCAATTATATTATAATTATAGTATAATTACAGTGTATAGAAACATATAATTACACAGTATTTTTTTATGTCTCGCCGCACCGCTCTCCTCGTTGGTATCAACTATAATGACGACCCCGACGCCCGATTGAACGGATGTTACAACGACGTGGTGAATGTCGGTCAGTATTTGCGCAGTGTTTTAGGATACGCCCCCGCGTCGATCGCGATCCTTACCGACGGTAATCGTGGCGCGGGTAATGCGTCCACCCTTCCGCCAACCCGCCAAAATATCCTCGCAGGAATATCGGCGCTTGTTGCGGGGATGGTTGCCGGTGATGAAGCCTTTTTCCATTTCTCCGGTCACGGGACATTGGTGCGTGATACCAACGGCGACGAAACCACCGCAACTGGGATGGACTCGTGTCTTTGCCCCCTTGATTATAACGCCCCGGCGTCGACCGGCGGCGGAGTGATCACTGATGATGAAATCCGCGATCTCCTCGTGAACCGGGTGCCGCGCGGTGCGCGCCTTTACGTAATCCTCGATTGCTGTCATAACGGCACCGGATGCGATATCCGGTATAAATACGAAGACTTTAGTGTTCTTCTTCGACCACCTTCCGCGCGCACATCCGCCCTTTGGCGCACCCAACAGAAGGCATTTATTCAAGGAAAGTATACCGATACCCTCGGCGAAGTATATATGATCAGCGGGTCACGCGATGAACAAACCGCCGCCGATGCGTATATCAACAACGCATTTGCCGGCGCACTCACTTACGCACTATTCGCGATCCTTCGCGCCAATCAGTCCATCATCCGCACCTATTCGTGGAGTGCTCTCCTCCGCGATGTTCGATACTTTATGCGCGTGAACCGATACACGCAGATTCCGCAGATAATGACCGGACAATTAATTTCGCCGTCGAGGGCGGTTTTTGCGGCGGCGGCGGCGGCGGCGGCGTCTCGTAGTACATTAGAACTAACAACTGGGTCTGTCGGCGTCACAAGCGGCGAAGGTTCTAAGGACGCATCGGCGTCGGCGTCGGCGTCGGCCTCGACTTTATTCGGTTTTATACCGAAAACCAGTTCAAATAAACCCCGCTATGGTATTCAGTTTATTCATTGAATGCGGTTTTTGACATAAAAAATTGATATATATTTCTTACAATATTGTAAATCATCCAAGCAGAGCGAGCGAGCGACCGAAAATGGCAGTTAATAACCCGAATTTGGCGGAACTTATGCGTGTGATTGAAGATAATCAAGACAAAATACCCGAAGGGGAGTATCTTGCGGCAATGAATGCTCTCGGGGCGCTTCATCGTGAAATACCGATGGCGATTGTGGCGGTGCCCCCTCCACCCGCACACAGAGCACCCATTGACTCTGTTATGCCGCCCGGAATGGAAGACCGTGCCGAACAAGCGGCGTGGTATCGCGTGACAAATGAGCATCCAAACCACTTTGGAATTTCACCCGAGGAATGGATTCAGTATTCAGAAGACGACCGCAGAACATTTCTCCACGAAGCAACCGAAATGGTTGTAAATAGAATGGAATCGTGTGCTCGAAACCCCGAGCCAGAAGAATGCCCATTCATCGCAAGACATGCCGTCGGCAGATGGTGTGTAATTGGAGTATGGGAATGTGTATGCGGGTATAAAGGATATTGCCGAAACTGGCAAAGACACGAACAAGGCGAGCGTCACCGAGAGTGGGCAAAACATCGCACAGTGAGTCGCCGAAAGATTGAACGCATGAAACACGAGATACGACGAGATGAAGAAGGAGAATTGTGTCGTTTCAACCCGCTATCTCAGACAGACCTCGGCGGAATTATATTCTTCAGTAACCGACAAGAACGAAATGAATGGACACATCCCGAACTTTACACCGAATCTCAACGGAGCCCGATACCCACCGCCAATGGTATTAGAACAACATGGTTCGTTCATCCAAGACCCTACTCCGAGCGAGTGTATGTTCTTGAGTAAAATATGATGAAATACAGAATGTTGGGTATATTGTAAAAAAATTGAAATGCTTTTCTTACAATACCTGAAATACATTCAAGTCAAGAGCGTGAATACTACGAACAATGTCATCATCAGGAGATCATACGGATAGTGGAGTGAACCCCAATTTGGCCGCTCTTATGCGCGTCATCGAAGAAAATCAATCAAAAATGCCCGAAGGTGAGTATCTCGTGGCAATGAACGCACTCTGTGCGCTCCACCGCGAGGAAGAAGAAAACAAAATACACAGTGCCATTGCCGCCGCCGCTGCGAGACCCCCCCCGTCTTACCACGAGTCGGTTCATCTTTTCGCAGCGCCGCCACAACGAAGCGTCGGCGAAGTCGATTACCAAGCGTGGCTTCGTGTGACCCGAGAACTTCCTGAATATTCGCAGGTCACGCTGGAACAATGGATGGCGGTTTCAGAACAAGACCGAACCCAGTTGTTGCAAGAAGCGACTGAGAAGATCGCGGCGGCCTTTGAAAGACAGTTCAGGAACCCGGAGGGTAGCGTCTGCCCCTTCATCGCAAGACACTCGGTTGGTTCGTGGAGATTTGGAACCGACGATGCGTCTTGGACGTGTGTTTGCGGATACAGCGGAAAAAGCAAGCACTGGAAGAAACACGAAGAAAGTGAACGTCATCGAACCTGGGCGACGCACCGAACCGTCTCTCGCAGAGTCATCACAAAAATGAAGAGACAAATCGAAGATGACCGCGTCGGGCATTTGGTTCGGTTCCACCCTACCTGCGCGAACCGCAGTGGAGTGAGATGCTATCTCGCTCATCAGGACGAGAATGAATGGACGTCTCCCGAAATGTTTCCGGAAGAAATTCGCAAACCGAATGAGAGGAGCGGTTTGTGGGACGTTCTTGGCAAAGAACACTGGGCGAGACATTATGAGATGTAAGTATTATTCATCCGGTGTGTGTGTGTGTGTGTGTGTGTGTGTGTGTGTGCGTGTGCGTGTGCGTGTGCGTGTGTGTGTGTGTGTGTGTGTGTGTGTTTTTTATTCATTTTTTTATACGAATCCTAGTTGTATACAGTGTTAGACGGTCATCTTTTGCCGCACTCGACCCCGCCTTGCGTGTAAGTTCTTCTAATGTTTCGGTAAGGTCAAACTCATCATCGCCATTATCATTTGTATTCCATTCTGTATCCGCATCGGTTATCCACGAACCATCTTCTTTTGCGTGTTCCAATAAAACATCCGGCAAATAAATCGCACTCGTCTGTATACTATGCCATCCGCGAATAAATGGTTGTTGTTTATGTTCCTTAAATAAATATGTCACTACGCATCGCGTAATCGGCAAATTCGTCCCACGGCCTCCGGTAAGTCGACTTTCCGTTTGTGCTTTATGTTTTACCTTTGTTATAAAGTTGTTTTCGGTTTCGAGACTCCACGAGTGTCCAGTTGTTTCTGAAAACCATTCCCCCAAACATTCTCGCGCATTCATATGAGAATCATAACACGTCACAAATATTCCATCGATCGGAGTGTTACAATTTGCGGGGCGGAACAGAGGGCGAATCAAAAAGGAAAGATACCCTACCGCATTTTCTCCAGGACTTCGTGTCCTTCCAATCCACTGAAACGAGAGATTTGGATGTATCTTTGTAAATGCTCTAAATGTGCGAACATCATCTATTTCATTGATATAATCGCGAGGTTGTAATAGCGAGTTTGTTAGGATCGCGTGGGCTGCCTTATTTTCGTTTGATATCGCGTATTGAAACAGCTTATGATGCGAGAAATCAGCAGAAATAATATAAAAATCTCCATTCGTAACACGTCGATATCGACGCGTGTTGGCTCTATATTGTGCTTGTTTTTGACGAGGTGTTTGGTTTCCTTTACTTGTCAATTTATTTTGAATATTCACAGATATAAATTTGATACGATCTATATTTACACCCCAAGACCGGAAATAGTGAAGAATTGACCGAAATGGAACATAGAGTTCGTGATGACATTCTGTTTTCATAGAAAGAGATGATATTATCACGCGGTCGTCACTGATGGCGGTATCGTTTTCATCAATCGACAGCATAATATCCGGGGTTTGGTTCGCGGGATAATAATAAATATATACACGTTTGGTTTTTTCTATATTTCTCGGGCGAAACCGCAGAGTGTGTTGAATTATTTTTCCAGTATATTTAGTTCCGGCGTGAGGCAGGACATATCCGTATATATCATCTAACACTATTGTATGACTTTTGTGGTCTGTTGATGACAATAAATCTACCGAATTAAACCAGTTCATAATATATAACTGAATAAAAAAGTGTTAGTAACACACACACACACACACACACACACACACACACACACACACACACACGCTCGCTACATACCTTGATGCTCCATATACCTGACAATAACATCCCGCATATTCCGGCGTTCCTCATCGTCAAAATTGCTGGTGACCCCATTTGCTTCGTCATTTTTTTCGGCAGCACAAGCAGCCGCGTGGGCAGCACAAACCTCCTCATAGGAAGGAGGTGGCGAGTTCACAATATAGAAACGGTCGCGATGTGTTTGACGCGTTTCATCCCACATCACCGTTCGCATCCAATTGTAATGTTCTTGAACCATGTTTTCGTATTCTGTTCTGTCACGCACGTCAAACCAGTCGTCTTTGGTGCGAACCATCATCACGAGTCTGAAATCATTGGTGTAATGTTTGTGGTCGCCCGTCATTTCAATCCAAATTCGTGAAGGTTTCACGAACAACTCCTCATATTCTTCATGTCGCTTTTGGAGCGCAGGTGGAATCGGTTTCTGCCAAAAATGGATGCGTTCATCACCTTCAATCATTCCCAAATCAAACCAGTCCATACTAAAACAATTGCGATAAGCCACGATTTGACGCGGGTCGGTTTTCAGCCAATGTTCGCTTTTGCAGTATTTCGGCGTATGCCCGATTTCACCGCATCGTGCGCACTGCTGCTGGAGCAGGAGCGGGCAAGTGATTTTCGCACCAAATTCAGGTCCGCTTTTCGTGTAATGCGTCTTGCACTCTTTGAGTGGGAGTTTGCGCTGCTTACAAAACTTACAGAAGGGGCGGCGCATCTTCGTAGATTTGGTTTGGGTCATCCTCCATTGAGTTCGCGCGAGGTCGGCTTTTTCTTCATCTTCGGCACGTTTCGCTTCTACTTCGTCGTCCCATATATTCTTGTATCTTATCATGCACGATAAATCCCAATTTGGAACGGTTTTTCTCAACTCGGAAGAGGGTATTCTTTCCATACGAAACGGTGGTAGTTGCGCCATATCCAGTCGTCGGTATTTCGGGGGCGGGATCGGGGTCATCGTCGTCGTCATCGTCGTCATTGTGTCTCTGCGGGGTCGTCTGTATATCCATTATAATGAAAAAAAACATTTCAATTTTATCGACCTCGCCTCGATATTCTTCACACAGACACACAGACACCGACGTACTACTTACCAACCAAATACCGAATCGTCGAATGTATAACTTCCATCTTCATCTTTGGCGTAAACAGACTGTGTGGGTTTTCCGTTTTCCCAAATGCCCTGAAAGATCAAGAGCTCGCCGCCATCGCCCGATTTTTGAACGTGAACCCCGTAACCGTGAAGTTTGTCGTTTTTCCAAGTTCCGATATACTCGTGCCATTTCGATAAATGGGCTTTGTCGACTGCTTCATCGACTGTATATTCGTTGGTTGAACTACCATACACAAACGCCGGTGTGCGAAGAGTTCCTGTGCCGTTCCGTATATAGGTAGTAGTAGTGGTAGCGGCATTCGCGCAGTTTTCGACTGTTACACGGGTCATATGCCCCATATACACTGTGCCGTCGGGATAAGAGTAAATTCGTTCTTCTTCACAGGATGCTGATGATGATGCTGATGCTGATGATGATGACGCAGAGTGACCAAGATCCGTCTTCTCGTCCGCCGGGATAATAATCATAGAAGTATTGTTTTTGGTCATAATAATAATGGTAGTGGATTGATGATGTTTCGTGGAAATGTATCGCGCATACATCATTAAATCATATAAATCATTTCAATTTATTCTGGAATAAAAAACACACACACACACACACACACACACACACACACACACACACACACACACACAGACATTTTTTGTATTTTGTTTCTTTTTTTTATGTGAAGCATTACACTTACCTGAAACCGGAAAATCCTTTACATATTGCGCAGGAACTCCTCGCACATCTCGTCGGGGTTGAATTGCACATCAGCGTCTTCATCGCCCCATTGTTCGCTGTGGGGGATGTTGATGGCCAAAACGTCAATTGCGCCGGGAATGACGACGGGATGTTGATGCCCACGAACGACGATGAACTCGTTGGCGGTATCCGCGGCGGTTCCGTGCGTCGCAACTGAAAGTGCCGGCGCTTCAAGGTTCAAGCGAACACGAGGTCCGTGAGGATGAGCGTATGGAGCACGATGATGATGATGCTGGCGCGGTTGTTGTTTGACGGCTTGAAGCCAGGGTGTCGAATCACGGCGACGAGGTTCGTCTTGTTCGCGGTAGTATGCGTCATCGCGTTCGCGGATTTCGCGATCACGGCGTTCAGTGTCTTCGCGAAGGTGATTGAACGAATCACGACGACGAGGTTCACGTTCACGCTCGATGTAGCGTTCTTCACGACGAGGTTCACGCTCACGCTCGATGTAGCGTTCTTCACGACGAGGTTCACGTTCGATGTAGCGTTCTTCACGGCGAGGTTCGCGTTCGCGCTCGATGTAGCGTTCTTCACGGCGAGGTTCGCGTTCGCGCTCGATGTAGCGTTCTTCACGACGAGGTTCTTCACGGCGACGGTATTGAGAGCAGTAAGATGACGTGTGTCCAGTATTTCCACAGATTCGGCAGGCTTGATTCAGGAGCGTTGGGCAGACCACTTTTCCATTGGGTCCAGGTTGGTCTTTGACAAAGTGGTCGGTGTAGTTGGCAACAGGAAGACGTGCGTCGTAGCAAACCTTGCAGAATTTGCTGTCGGCAGGTCCAATCCATCCATCAGGAAAACGGCGGGTAGGTCCAGTAGTAGTAGCGTTGGATGACATTGTTGTTTCGGTAGTTGTACTTGGCTGCGTTCGGCGTTATACATCCTATTTGAAGAAAAACATTTCAATTTTTTTTCAAATGCTCGGAAATGCGACGGATCATCTAACTTGTCAATCAGTCCTCCTGCGCCAATAGTAGTAGTAGATGAAAGGACGAACGGGTAAATTCGTCTAAGTCTTTTTCGGTTAAGTCGCTACGCTTTCCTCTAGGAACCTTTGGAGTGGTGAGGTCGGTTTCATCGTAGTCGTCTTCTATATTCTCGACCGATATAGAAGAGGCCTGTCGTGGTGCGAACATGGTATGGTATGGTATGCATTATACAACGAATAAATATTTATATACTTACTACATCTAGATTGTATTTATCACGTATTTTCTCTCGTAACGCCGCAATTGACGCCGAAATAATATCATCGGCCTCTTTGATGGAACGAAGTGAAAACGTATAACTAGACGTCCATCGGGTTCTGTATTGATTATCTTTACGGTCATATATAAGACTCAATACAGGTGTCGGCGCAGACTTTCCAACACGCAACATCATATATTTCGGAAGTTGTTTTGACCATCTCTCGACGACGCTCGTTATATCTTCAAGCGCTGCGCTTGTGTCCGCAATACTCGTCGTCTCTTCTTCGATCTGTGCGTCTAAATCCTCGACCACCCGATTCGCGTCATTTAACTTTTCTAAAACAGTGATTTTGGTTGATTTTGAACTCACCCACGGTTTGGTCAATTTCGGATGCGACTCTACCTTGAAGTATTCTCTCGGTCGCTGTTTCCCGTCTTTAAGGTAGACGATCTCTCTGTAATATACGACAAATTTCTTCATCATATTATGCGTTACACCCGGTGGCAACGATTGTGCGGTATGCTTTCTCTCGCGCTTGTCGTTTTTTAACGGTAGCGGTATCGGTATCGGTATCGGTATCGGTATCGGTAGTGTAATACCTTCGGGGATGGAAGACTCCGACATTTGTATATCCACAGGATAAAACATATAAAAACGAAACGCTTCTAAATATCAACGAGCGACAGAATGAACGCAATCCAACAGGCCAAACGCGTATTGTCGTCGCAACTGATATTTAAATGTTCGCAAATCGGATTCGCGCTTCACAGCACGTTGTGTTATACCAACCGGGTGAATGTGGGGATTCACGATTACGCGGAATATGCCGCACAGTTGCGTGATGGAGACTCGGTTTTTATATCTACGAGAGAATCCGATGTTCCCATTCATACCGTCGTCGCGATTCTGCGAGCACGTAATGTTCGCGTCGTGTTTTATATTATGGAAGAACCGCTGGTTGCGTGGGAGTTTGTTGAGAGATTACTTCCAGTAAGTATTCGGATATTTGTCCAAAATAACGAATACGACCACCCGAAAGTTCACATTATGCCGATCGGGATTCGGGATTGCGGTACGATTGTGGCGATGCATCGCCGATTTGACCAAAAATGTTTACTTGAAAAGGGTGCGTCATTACGAACCACGTTGGGCGCAAATGTGCGACCGATAAAATGCTTGCTTTGTTTCAGTTTATGGACGCATCCGTCGCGTCAGGAGTGTTATGACATCTTCACCGGTGCGGGTGCGGGTGCCGGCGCAGCAACCTTCGTGTATAATCTCAATGATGACGCGACCCCTACCGCTGTGGAGAATGCGCATACGACGAATCCGTTTGAGAAAGTGCCGGTTGCGATAGTCTATGATAAGACACTGGAATCCCGGTATGCGCTTTGCCCGCGGGGGTGCGGTGTAGATACCCACCGGTTTTACGAATGTATTTACTTAGGTTGCGTTCCGATTGTCCTCCGGACTCATACTGTGTTTGACCGACTGTATCACCCCGACACGGGGTTTCCGTGTCTCGTCGTCGAGAGATGGGCGGATGTAACGGAGGAATTATTAGACCGGTCTTACCCGGACTGTTTTGCTAGAATGCGCGAATTTCACGCGCGGTATCCGCGGTTGTTGACGGACTTGGATAGTATTGAGGGACTGTTGCGGGGGCTTTAGTAACCGCACCGAACCGAATCACGCATTAGTATGAAAAATCGTTATAATACAACTGGATTCCTATTTTAGCACCATCCCATACGATAAGTATTATACCAAGTAGTATCAGTATCATGTTTTTGATTTTATGACCGATGTATATCAAATAAGGTCCAAAAATAAACAAGGCGAATAGCCGCCCTACCAAATACAATATATGTTGATACTGCTTGAGTAGGTCATTTATTGTCATCTTGTACTCGATATTATATATACAATGTATATAATTTGTATACGATGCCTTCCACTCGCAGCCGCCGTCATTGGTCGATGAAATACAAACGCAGTATCAACTGCCGACGCCCGCGCGGATTCTCTCAGCGCCAGCATTGTAAGTATGGACGGCGGTCGACGACGCTGCGGCGTATCAAATCCAAATCCGCGAGAGATTAAATTGAACTGTTTTGATTGAATCAGTATAAATGTATCGCAGGATACTATCGTATCGTATCGTATCGTATCGTATCGTATTCCATCGAAATGAAGTCGTTTATTCAAGGTCTTGTTGCTCGTGTGAGTTCATCCGTCAAAGCACACACCGCCGTTACTGCGACCGCACCTCCCGTATTAGGACGATGGGGCATTCAATATGACGAAAAGATTATCGCCCGCAAAATTATCCAAGCCAATGAAGATCATTGCGGATGCTGTGTCGCCGAGAATCCGAAGAAAGAGGAAGCGGGGGCTGTGAAAAAGAGCGTTACGCATTATGAAAAAATAGAGGAGGAATATTTAGTGCCGTATGTAATGTAATGTAATGTAATGAAATGTAATGTAATGTAATGAAATGTAATGAAATGTAATGAAATGTAATGAAATGAAATGAAATGTAATGAAATGAAATGTAATGAAATGTAATGAAATGAAATGTAATGTAATGTATATATTCTATTTTTTGATATTTTATGAAACCAACCAACTGGACAAATGTGTTTCAGATTTTACCATCATTATTAGCCGGTGTGCTTCTTATTATAGTAATGACGGTTCAAATCAACGGCACGAGTGCGACCATTCCGTATCTTGACATGTCGACGGTATATGTCGAGTATTTGCTTTCTTTCGTCGCAAGTTTCGTCCTCTTGTATTGGATGCTGGCTCCATTTGTGTATGACCTTATGCGGGGTAGTTCCCCCAACACGACCGTGAATCTGCGTGGTTATTTGTTTTTGTCATTTTACGCCGTTGCTGCGATTATACTCAGTCCGTTTGGATTATTAAGCATTCGGTTCTTTCTACATGACGAATCTTATGTGAAATATATTTCGATGACTACAATCGTAAGCACCCTAGTGGTATTGTATTTTACGTTGCGAGCAGCATTTCCTTAAGTAAAAACATTTTTATTTTCACCGTTGAAGATTGAAAATAAAATACGAACCAAGATATAATATGAATAAAATAGTACCTATTCCGGAATCTGAACCTATTCAGGAATCTATTCCGGTTTCTACAGTATGCTCTGAACATAAACTTACAAAATTTATTTTGGAAGGCATTGGATGGGCGGGAAGTATATTAGTACTGTGTCCATATGTCATGCGTCTTGAAAGAGACCTAGATTTTATATTGAATACACTCGGCGCAACTGGATTACTAATTGTTTGTATTACGTCAAAACAATATCAATCTATCGTGATAAATAGTGCTTGGATAATCGGAGGAATTTATAAATATTATGCGAATAATTAAATATTCTTCCGTTAGTATATAACCAAAAATGAATCTCAACTTCAACATAACTAAATACACCGGCGTTATGGCGTTTTACGCCGCGCTGACGTATCTCGTGTTCCCCGCAATCGCCTATTTCTTTTTCGGAAAGACATTGGAGGCGGTCGGCAACGGTTTCATCGCTGGAAGTATCGTCTCGGTCATTCTGTGGCGGATGGTTGGGATGGGGGTGGTGAAGGGAGCATAACCCGCCCGCCCGCAAGTTACATATGCCGTTTGATAATATACGCGCTTAATACCCCCGTAATCGTAGAAAAGAACAAAACCGTTTTACATATCTGAAAAAATTCATCTTTATCCGGAATGTGAATTTTTATTTGGTCGGTCACCTGTATATATTCGTGTTGTTTATGCTCGCCATTCTTTCCAATATTGAAATGGATAAGCGCCTCCATAAAAAATATAATGAATGTGATAAATGTGATAACAATAAAGACAGTTTTCATTTTTTTATTTATATATAATCCTGAGAATATCATCCCAGGGACGATGATGATATCAATAATCATCAAATATGAAATTCGGGTCGCCCGTAATCACGCGAAGTGCTTGGGTGATATAGGCGCGTTCAACCGCATCCGCTTCATAATAATTCCAATATACGTCTTGAAGGCGGAGGTCGATGTGATTTGTATTATTGTTCGACTGAACATTTGTGAAGTGACTCATCGTACACTGATGAGGCGAAGTCGGATACTCGTTTTTTACAAAGACGCCTTTGCTATTCAGATGGACAAATTCTGGCCGTTTTTCGCGGATGAGATACATTTTGCCGGGGATAAGGTTGGTTGGGGGGACAAGGCGTAGTGGTCGCATTGGTTGTGGGGTTGTGGTTGTTGGGTCGTGTTCTTGACCGGAAATAAAAATAATACTTACGATTCAATTTTATTATTGATTGGTTTACTAGGATGTCATCGTTATGTCAATCCATCGCCCCCGCCCCATATTTCGCTTCTACTTTCTCTTTTATCTTCACGATTTCAGTTTCTAGTGTATAATTTTCGGGTAATACCATCCGCATTACTTCCCGGACACCGGTGTCGGATCGTCGTCGTTCATATACCAAGTGAGGTTTCTCGCGCACAACGACGAGCGAAATATACTTCGGGAGCACCGACGCGGGCGCAGTATCTTCGGGGAAGATGCCCTTTTCCAAATCGCTCACGACCTTATTGGCGGTTTCCAATTTTTGTAAGAGCGACACTTTTTCGGATTTGCTTGTCATCCACGGTTTTTCAAGTTTGGGGTGCGTTTCAACCTTGAAGAATTCTCTCGACCGTGTGTGTTCTTTGTTCAACCATTCGTGGTAGTATACGACATACTTTTTCATCATATCTTGGGTGATGCCGGCGGGAAGAGCGCGAGCATTGTGTTTTCTCTCGCGTTTGGTTCCGTCATCCGCAGTGCCTTTGCTGTTTTTTTGTTGTTCTTGCATCGTCGCAACGCGCAAATTGTCGTATCGGTTATTCATAGGATTTCGGTCGAGGTGGTCGACGCTCACGATGCTCGTGCCTTTTCCATTTCCCCATGTGTTCATAATGACTTGATGGATGAAGACGTTGTTGTGGCACGAGATATATCCGTTCGCGGTTTTATACCAGGTGATTTTCTCGCCGTTGTTGTGGTTTGCCTCGTAGTCCAGTATTTTTTGGTAACTCGTGGGACACAATTCGCAGTATTCGTTGGGTTCGCAGTACATCATGATTGTTTCGACTTCGCCGGTTTGTGGATTTGTGATTTCCCAAAGCGGATTTTTCATTTGGTTGGCGGTGCGGCCGAGAGATTTCGTATGGCCGGGTTTGAAGGTGACGGCGGCGGCGGCGGCAGAGGCGGCGGCGGTGGCGGTGGCGGAACTGTATTTTTGGGTGATATAGTCGTGTTGTGATTGGAATTGGAGCATTGCGTAACGAAGTGAAGCCGACGAATGTGAAGTCGTGTATGGATTAGGGTGAAGTGGAATAAACAATTTCAATTTTTTGATCGAGGGAAAATTGAAATTAAATTAGGTAGGGTGGATTTATCGTAGGGTGAAAATATGCCGAGGAAGTGTGCTTTTGTGGATGAGGAGGGGGTGAGGTGTGGGATTCGACCCCAGTTCAATAATTCAGGTGAAACAAAAGGTGGGTATTGTAATATTCATCGAATTGAAGGAATGGTAAGTATTAAACGGAATACTTGTATTTATAGTGGTTGTAATATATCTGCGTCTTATAACCATGATGGTAAAACCAATCCATTATATTGTCGTCTTCATAAATTAGATAATATGATTTATGTCAAAAATAAAGTGTGTATTTACCAAGATTGTAAAAAGCAACCCAGCTATAACTATGAAGGTGAAATGAAACCAATCTATTGTAATAGTCATAAATTGGATAATATGATAAATGTTATTAGTAAACTATGTATTCATAATGGTTGTAAAACGCAACCAACTTATAACTATGAAGGTATAACCACACCGTTATATTGTGGTGTTCATAAACTAGATGGTATGGCACCGCTCAAATACAAACATTGTATATACCCTAATTGTAAAATAACACCAAGTTATAATAAAAAAGGTGAAAAAACGCCGTTATATTGTAGTGTTCATAAAGTAGATGGCATGTGTAATGTAAGTAGTAAGGTATGTATTTTCCCTGAATGTAAAACTACAGCGTGTTTTAATAATGAAAGTGAATCTAACGGGTTGTATTGTAATGTTCATAAATTAAATGGTATGATTAATGTTAATAGAAGATATTGTATTTATCCTGGATGTAAAATTACAGCAAATTATAACAACTATGGTGAAAAAATACCTTTATATTGTATGACCCATAAATTAGATACCATGGTAAATATTACAAATAAAAGATGTATTTATACCGATTGTGATATACGTCCAAATTATAATTTTGAAGGTTCAAAAACTCCAATATATTGTATGAAACATTCATTAGAAGGTATGATAAATATTACAAGCAAAACATGTAATAGTTCGTGGTGTAAATTAATTGTTCTTACCGACAAATACGACGGTTACTGTCTTCATTGTTTCACACATCTTTTCCCAGACAAGCCCGTTACTCGGAACTACAAAACCAAAGAACGCTGTGTGGTTGAATACATTACATCGCATTTCCAACATTTCAGTTGGGTGGCGGACAAAAGAATAACAGATGGTTGTTCGCGTCGCAGACCTGACATCATGCTTGATTTGGGGTATCAAATCATTATTGTGGAAGTGGATGAAAATCAACACATCGACTATGACTGCTCCTGTGAAAATAAACGAATCATGGAGTTATCTCAAGATGTAGGCCATAAACCAATTGTATTCATTCGGTTTAATCCTGACGAGTATACCGACGAAAACGGTGAGAGCGTTACTTCGTGCTGGGGTGTGAATGGAAAAGGTATTTGTGTTGTGAAGAAATCAAAGGAGAAGGAATGGGAATCGCGCTTGGAGAGGTTGCGCGAACAAGTGGAATATTGGACGAACCCCGAAAACGCTACAGAGAAGACGGTTGAAATTGTGGAGTTGTTTTATGATTGTGGTTGTTAGATATGTGACGCGGTGATAGAACGCGTATGGAAATAAATGGAATATACTAATTTTTTATATTTATCTTGCGATAAACATAAAATAGAATTGTAGATATGAGGCTGTGATGTACTACGAAAATTAATTCGAGTACGCTCTCTTTATCCCCTAAGTTTCCCTAGGAGGAGGACTGTATCTTAAGCCGTTTCAGGTTGCTTACACCTTCATCAACGACCCATACCCGTTCAGTCTCTGACACCCGATCATAGGCTTTGCTTAGCGCCCTTAGATCGTCGGTATGCTGATCACCTAATTTCAAAGATTATTACCGTACCCAAGTTTCTACTCTTGGCCGCTTATTCCTTTCGGATATAAGGTTGGTACTTTGAACTCTAAAAGGCTTCCCAGAACAACAAGGTATGTCGCAACTCCGACTTATCGTCGTCGGAATCACTAGTGTCTGGTCTGGTTATATCATTAAAAACATGATACTGAGGACGCAACTCGTTTTCTGTAATCAGAGCTCAATTGATCACAGGAGGACACTTTTCGGTTCTTGTTTACTGTTGTTAGTAATAACATCCACATTACTACAACTAGTACATCAAAACCCCCCATACCACTCATCACACGAAGAACGTTGTAATTCACGGCATACACGCGAACCTTGGCAGTGTTAGTTCCCTCAACGGTGGCGTTGGAAAGAACAAGCTGAAGGGTAGCGTTATCAATACGAGAGAAGTTGCACGAGCCGGAAGGCTGGTGCTCCTCGGGTCTCAGTGCGAAGGAATACAGGTTGATACCGGTATCGGGCGCACGAGTGTGGTGCTGCCAAGGCTGAACGAGGTCGAAGTAAGTTCCTTCGCGCTCAGAGAAGCGATCCTGGCCGTTAAGCTGGAGCTTGGCAGTGACGACTGGGTTCTCACCCCAGCAGTGCATGTCGAGAGAAGTCTCGGCCAAAACGAAAGTGCCGGCGTCAGAGACACCAGAGTTGATTCCGGCGTCAAAGTTAGGCATATCGTAAGGCTTTGCGGCGTCCGGTCCGTGCCACCAAGAGGTGTTGGTGGTGTAGACATCCTGAGCGCCGGCGTCGTTGAAGAGACCCGAGGCGTCGATGTAGGAACCGGTAGTGTGAGCAACGGAATCGCGAGAACCGAACGCCATAATGGCGTTGGGGAGGGCGTCGACGGCGTCGGTGTAGTTGAAGGGTTGAGCGCCGAGGAGACGGTTAAGAACGGAACCGGCCTCAAGAGAAGAGCAGTAGTCGACGTTCTTGTCGGGCTGAACGACCCAAATGAGCTCCTTAACGGGGTGGTTAAAGTTGAGCTTGATCTTGTTGGAGGAAGAACCGACGGATTCATCACCGGTGAACTGAAGTTGCTCGATGAGGTATTCGTGGGGGTTCTGAGCCATACGCCTGCGCTCATCGGTGTCGAGGAAGACGTAGTCGACGTAGAGGGAGGCGGCGACGAGGGACTGGTTGTAAGCCGAGGTGACCTTAGAGGCGCTCTCGGTGCTGTTGAGGGAGTTCATCGCCCACAAGCACTCCTCAATGGGGCGGATATCAAGGTTGATCTTGACCTCGTGGTATTGAAGGGCGATGAGAGGGAGAGCCAAACCGGGGTTGCGGCAGAACCAAAACTGAAGGGGGACATAGAGGGTGGTCTCAGGGAGAGCATTGCGGGGGGCGCAAACCTGGCGAGGCGCCGAAGCGTCGCAAGGGCCATCGATGTCGTTGAAGGAGGGGTCAGTGATGAAGGTAAGTTGGGTAGTGTTACCGATCATCTTGAAGTAACCGCGCTGCTGCTCGGTGGACATAGTGAGCTGGTTCCAAATATGCATCCAGTCACCGTATTGACGGTCGATACGCTGACCACCGATCTCAACCTCAACCTGGGAGATGAGTTGCTCACCGGGGAAGTCGAGCCAACGGGCGTAAACGCCACCGGAACTACCCTTGAGGGTCTGACCGATCTCGGGGAGAGTCACCTGAAGGTAGGTGCGGTACGCCAAATCACCGTTACGGGAGATGGTGCAGGTCACACGGCGACCGAAGTCAGCCTGGCCGTTGAAAGTCTGCTCAATAGACTCCATTGCGAAGTTCGTGTGACGCTTGTAGGAAACCTTCCAAAAAGTAATCTGAGGGTTACCAGTCAGGTAAACGTCCTGTGCGCCATAGGCGACAAGTTGCATAAGTCCTCCACCCATTGTATGAAATTGCTGGTTATACTATTCAAAAAGAAAAAAAAATTCGAAAAACGACATAATTATAAAAAATGAACGATTTTTAATAAAAAATGAACGATTTTACTAAATATCAATTAAACATAATTACTAAACCTCTGTATAATCAACGAATTTCATATTCTGTTATTCAGTTATTCTCTTATTCATAATTCATAATTCAGAATTCAGAATTCAGAATTCATCATTCAAAAATTAATACATTGCGTTTGCGTGGGAGTGTGGGTGTCTGTCTGTCTGTCTGTCTGTGTGGGTTGTCTGTGAATAATTGCTGCTCTCGAACTTCGAATTATGTCATTATTCAAGTATAAACCGCCTAAAAAACTCATTTTAGATGAGAGAAGTATCACTACACTGGATAGTAAGCACAAAGAACTACAAACCGAATTTCAACATATTGAAGATACGGTTATACCGACGCTTGAAGAGGAAAAAAAATCCCTAAAAGATCGGTTGGATAAACTGCGCACAGAGATTTCGGCGTCGACGGATTGCGGCGTCGGAATTCCTAAATCAGAAAAGTCGGTAATCGAAGAATGCCTCGAAATTCGCGACCGACTCAAAGAAATTAAACTTACAATTAAAAAGCATAAACAGAACTATAAAAACTATTACCTTCATAACAGCGAGTATATTTTTGAATATTTCGAAAACAAGAAAACCATCACGACAGGCGGATCAATGAAAACAAAATCCCTAAATGCGTTCTTTAATCTACCGGAAGCCAAGAAGACAGAAGAGTTATTTAAAATCCAGCACAATACAGTGGAGAAATATCTCACAAATATTGACCAAAATTATATGGATATCTCTAAATATGTCTACCCGACGGATATTTGCCAGTTTTGTCGGCAAGGTGAGATGATACCTGTCGAAAGTGAAGGGATTATGGTATGTAATCAGTGCGCGAAGCACGTAGTCTTCTTGATCGATAATGAAAAACCATCGTATAAAGAACCGCCTAAAGAGGCGTGTTTTTACGCGTATAAACGCATCAATCATTTCCGCGAAATCCTGGCGCAGTTTCAAGCGAAGGAGACGACATCGATACCGGATCACGTGTTAGAAAGCATCAAACAGCAAATCAAGAAAGAGCGGATTGAAATTACCCAATTCACCGATAAGAAAGCAAAAGAGATTATGAAGAAACTGGGATTTAATAAATATTATGAACACATTCCATTTATTAAAGATAAGTTGGGGATTAAACCGCCGGTGATGACGCCTGATTTGGAAGACCGATTGTGTAATCTGTTTATGGAGATACAGGGCCCCTACGCGAAATTCTGCCCCGATGACCGGGTGAATTTCCTGAATTATTATTATACGGTTTACAAGTTGTGTGAGTTGCTGGGGCGTCGCGAGTTCTTGCCATTCTTTCCAATGTTGAAAGATCGAGAGAAGCGGATCGAACAAGATCAGATATGGAAACAGATATGTATTGAACTGGATTGGGAGTTTATCGCGACGCCGTGATGGGTTGTACACTTTTAATCTCCCAGCCAGTAATTAAGTTAGGTTTCGCCGAGTCATTATTTACTTTAATGTGTGTATAAGTCCTACCGGATATTACCTGAAGATTTCCGGAATCATCTCTTTTATAAATACGAAAAGAATATGCTGGTATTTCTGAAGGGGTATATATTATATCAAAATTATCACTAAATTCCACAGGAAGACCGTTAACGTTATTACCACCATACACATAACCAAACGTAATTGGTTCGTTTGTTATACGCAATTTTACTGTTTTTTGTTTGGGGGAACCAGTATTCTCTACAGATACCACCTGGCATATTATATTTGAATCCTCACTCGGTGGGGGGTACCCGCGTGGATGCGCATTATCTTTTAAAATAACACTTACTAAATCATTTTGTTTAACATCTTCTAGTGGGTCAATCCCCCCCCCCTCATAACCTTTCTAGACTTCCTGTTCCGCCGTTTCAATGACTGCCGTTTCGGTCGTTTCGACCGAACATTCCTATTGCGCGTCGTTTTGTAAGACACCATAGTAATACCAATTATAAATAACAAAAGAAAATATCTAATTATTTTTAATTCTTCAATCAAATCTTTGTCATCACTGTCGCCTCTATTTTCGCCCACGACTCCGGACATAAATCGCGTGTATCATGTGAAACGCCTGGACCGAACCAAATACTTGGATAGCAAACGACCTTCCCGGGGTTCGCATTAAAATACGCACCCCACCAACTGAATGTGCTATTCGCGATGATATTATGGTCGCACACACTCATCAAGAGCATCTGCTGCCAATCGGCGATGGTATCCCGGACAAAATGAAACTGAATATCGCGCCCGTATGCGCCCCCGTCCACGTCAGTCGCGCACCTGTGTTTTAACTCGGCAACTTGTTTAATCACGATTTCTTTATCACAAGGTTCGTAGAATACGAGAAATGTAAATGAATCAGATACGGAATGAGTTGCTGATACAGACGCGACGATATGTGAAATCGCGCGATAATAGTAGTCAACTGTCATTATGGGGTGAATTTTCATATGTAAGTTTTGAATATTATCACCGAGGCGAAAATGAATACTTATTAATGTTCGGGTTTTATCAGGTTTCCCGGCGTAGTCAACGCTCCACGATTCATTTGGGTATAGATCCTTTATCCAGGTTTGTTGTCGTGGAAGTTGTATCATCTCACATACCTCACGGTATTTATCTACAAAGTATTTCTCACTTTGAAAATACCCGTGAAGATGAAGAGGTTTTGTATATTTTAGAGTTTCAGTAGGTATGGGTGTATAGTGAAACCCAATTTCATTCCACACAGGTAAACTCTTGACCATTTTTATTACCGCGTCATTGCTTGGTTTCAGAAAGGTCCGCAACTCGCGAAACATTGTCCCCCAATGCGTAAATCGAGGGTGACCGGGGTGTCCCTCTAACACATCTCGATGTACGAAGAAAAACGTGTCTTTGTTCCGTAGTGCGGTCGCAATCGTTGTGAAAATCTGAAATAGTTGGTTACCCAATCCCCCCATAATTGTCGCGGTGATCATTTTATTGTAATTATACACAATTATATTGTATCGGTTTAAGTTGGTTCGGGGTCTGCGGCCGCCCCCGCCATCAACATTATAGTAATAGATCGCGAAACATAAACCACAATTTATCGGGTTCAGTTTCGTTTACTTTGAGTATAGAAAAATGTCGTTTCGAGTCGTCGTCACCCGAGTAGACATTATTTTTAAAAACACAATATGAAATAATCAGTTGGTCGTCTTGAATAACCGCATTATGTGTAATATACTTCTCGAGTGCGGTTTGAAATGTATCAACCCACCATTTCACTTTCTCTCGACCAGTTATAAAAAACCCGCCGGAAATAAAATGTGTATTTTTTTTGTCGGTTGTTCTTGGGAGACCCGTCTCGGAATTGAGGTTGGATGGATGAAAATAATCCAAATAATATCTCAACGCAATATTCATATCGTTTGGACGAATATTACAACCATAATAGATCGTACTTTTATCCAGTCGATTCATCTTCGCGGGATTCGGCCAGTGTTCACGTATGATAGTTGCGTATCTCGACCCGGTCGTTGGAGTAGTAAGCGTATCTCGAAAATAACCAATATCACACCAACCATAATATTCCGTATCTTTACCAAAATATCGACCTTGGACGGTTTGATGAACGAAATGAACCTTTTCACACCATAACATATTCAAGCGCCAGTCCGCAACATTATATAATTTACATTCCGGATTATCATTATTGCGTTTCCAATATTCGGCATATTTATAATTATAAAATTCGGTAGATGGTTTAATAATCACTCGAATATTCGATTTTGCGATGTTATTTTCCGTTTTATGGATTTCGTCGATGATGATTTGCGAAGTTTCTTCATCGGTATAAATGACGAGATAAAACTGCTTTACAATACGAATCAATCCGCGCATCCAAGTCTGATGAGACGACGAACTGTGTCGATTCTTCATATTGTATAAACAAGATGAGAAAGTTACGTTCACGTCTGACATAATAAATAATATAAATATATGATAATATTAGTTATTATTTGTGTGGTGGTTTTTGTTATTTACTATAATCATCAGATTAAAAATGGAGACACCGCCCCGGCCGCCCCCGCCCCCGATCGGACTCCGTCGGTTTTCAGATATCAAACACGCGATATATATCAACCTAGATTCTCGTCCCGACCGGCGCAAACAGTTTGAATCGCACTTTGAAGAATTGTGTCGAACATATCCGACCGAATATACCTTTTTCCCGATTACGCGTTTTTCGGCAATTCAGCACGATCGTGGCGCGATTGGTTGTTCTAAAAGTCATATTGAATGTATCATGTTCGCGAAACATAACGGATGGGATCACGCGCTTATAATGGAGGACGACGTCTTGATAAAGTATCCGGCAGTTCTCTCGAAACAAGTGTCCGCGTTTTTATCGGGGTTCAAGGACAATTGGGATGTTGTTTTATTCTCGGGGAATAACTATCCACCATTTAAGATAGAAACGCCGTATTGTTTCCGGATTGCGAATTGCCAAACTACGGGGTGTTATTTGGTGTCTAGTCGATATTATGATACATTGCTTCGGAATTTTGAAGAAGGTGTCGCACAACTTGAAGCTAATCCTGAAAATGTAAAATCGTATGCGATTGATTCGTATTGGAAAAAACTTCAGCGCGCGGATCGTTGGTATATTATCACGCCGATATGCGTGACACAACGACCTGGATATAGCGATATAGAAAAACACGAGGTGGATTATGAAAATATGATGTTGGAGTTGGTGAAGAAACCGGCGTCGAATCGACGTTGGCGAGGATGACCGAAGGGGATGACCGAAGGAACCGGCGTCGAATCGACGTTGGCGAGGATGACCGAAGAGGCGTTACACTTCCGTCAAATAATGATCCACCACCCACCATCCGAAATCACGATCGCTAGGATAATGAAGTCCGGCCATAATCCGAATATTCGCGCACTTGGTCGCCACCTCCATCAATGGTTGGGTTTTCGCAGGAAATTTCCGCGCCAATACTTTCGCTAAATAATACGTCTGAACCGCGTGTCCGGATGGATACGCCGGCGTTGTGGCGGAATCAGACCGTAATAATGTGCCATTTGCCTCGTTGATGACTTCCGGCGCAATCATCGCCGGTCGTGCGCGATTATATACCCATTTCAATAATTTCGTAATAAAAATAACCCGTGTATTGTTCATAATACGGTTCATCTCGTCGACCGACATTTCATCCGGCGTAATAACCGTGGTAAACGCAGCAGCCGGGTTCATATCCGTCATCCTAAAAAACGCAATATCGCTCGGCATTCGTTTCATAATGTATTCAGTAACGACAGTATGTATTTCGGTGTTACTGTCGGGGTATGATTTACCGAACCCAGTTATCGTAAGATTAAACGTGGGATACCACCAATAATAACGTTTTTGCTGAACAAGTAGAACGATAATATACGTTAATCCTAAAGCAATGAAAATGCGATAACGGTCGGGGTCGCGTTCAACAATATGATAATAATACGACTCGACCCGTTCGCGCATTTCTGTTACCGAACTGCTTTCTTTTTTGGTGGGCGGTATCCCTATAAATGTTCGAAACTCATTTAATTTTGGTAGAACTACCATTTCCTTGTAATATATATTTGAAGTAGTATATATATTACAAGCGTGATCGTCGCGTCCTGTGTGATTACGTGATTTTAAACACGAAGAGGGGTGGGGAACCCGACGAGGTTAGCACCGATACCGAAACCAGCGCCGGTTCTTGCGGATACGGCCAAACTGGGAACATATGTATCCAAAATACTAAAGGTGGCCGCAGCAGTCAATGCGATAAGAGCAACCTCGTCGAAGGATAAACTGCGCTTCGGGATGGCATACGCGGCGATCGCCACCATAACACCCTCTACCAAATACTTAATGGTTCTCTTCACGAGTTCGCCTAAATCAAAAACTCCAGCAGTCATTTGAAATATTATTATAAATAATGGAAAGAAATTATTATTTATGAACTTCGATAATTCATCATATTTCATCATAATTCATCATAATTCATCATAATTCATCATAATTCATCATAATTCATCATAATTCATCATAATTCATCATATTTCATCTCTCACATTTTAATTCTTAAAGGGTTTAAATATCAATAACATTAGTATATTATACCTTCGTCGATTTCATTTATTCAATCTTCAATGACCACTACGTCTTCCGTTGGTTCATCTGCCGCACCTCTCGGTGTTGAACTAAAACAAACCAATACTGGAACTATCAATCCTAAATATATCGATTTGTTGGATGAGGACAAACCCATCGCAGGTCAAAAATTTGCCTGTCTGTCTTTTATATCACCGGAGTCCATCTTGAAGCAAAAAGACCACTTTTTCTTCGAGAAATTTCTTCATTATTGGGACTATCAAAAGTCAATGGAGAAGTTTGTTCAATTCCTTAATTTTGTTTCATTTAAATATCACATAAATTTTGATAAACTCTCCGAAGATTTTCAGGAGTTTGCTAAAGAGGAAAAAGCAACTCTTCAAAAGACGAATATTTACGACGAGTATAAGACCTTCCTAGATAAGCGCGAAGACGACCTTGAGAATGAGTTCGGCGAGAAGCATAATTTCCAAACGAGTGTGCGCGGGTTGAAGGTGCGCGGCGTCTTTGGTTCGCAGAAGGAGGCCGAGTTGCGTTGTCAGATGTTGCGTGAGGTAGACCCGAATCACGACGTATTTGTCGGACCTGTCGGATTATGGGTTCCTTTTCATCCGGAGGCGTATAAGACTGGTCGCGTTGAATATATGGAGGAGACCTTGAACCAGTTGATGGCGGAGAAGAAGAAGAATGAAGAGCAGGCCAAGACCGAGTTTGACAAGCGTGTCAAAGAGACGAAGGCGAAGGCGATCGAGGAGAATATCCGACTGGCGAAAGAGAGCGGAAATAAGTTGACGCAGATGTTGGCGAAGGACGGCGAGACATTGGTGGATGCGAAACCGAAGGATAGCGCGGCGAGCGCGAGCGAGGGCGCCGCGGGCGAGGGAGTTGGCGGAGGTATTTGGAACGCGGGGGATGAGACCGCGTCCGTATCGATGAGCGTGGAAGAGATGCGCAAGGAATTGTTCGAGAGCGAGGATGTGGTGATGGATAAGAAGACAGATCACGGGTTGTCGCGACTGACAGGGGCTGAGGCGGAGAAATAAGTATTTGAATTATACAGACCCACAAAAATGTAGATTATTATTACTGCGAGTAATACGGTTTATATAATAGATTAAACCGCTACACAGTAATAATAATCATTGAAGACTGCTTTGTCTTTTACACTGCGGCTCATTTTCGCCGTTTAAAACTGTAGAGATTAATATATAATTAAATTGATTAATATGTAATTAAATTGATTCAAAATTTTGTTATAAAATTTATATCATAAAGCAACATGTGCGGCCCAAAACGATTATGCGATGATGAAGAATGTCAAACCTGCTTTGAAAAATCATTTGCTTCACACGAAAAATCTAAATATTGGAGCGAGAAAAATGGTGATGCAAAACCAAGACAAGTGTTTAAATTTTCACACACAAAATATTGGTTTGATTGTGACTGTGGTCATCAATTTAATATTCGTTTGGCTGATATCACTGGACACAATCGGTGGTGCTCTTATTGTGCTAATAAAAAATTATGTGATAAAATTGATTGTCCAAGTTGTTTTGAAAAATCATTTGCTTCACACGAAAAATCTAAATATTGGAGCGAGAAAAATGGTGATGCAAAACCAAGACAAGTGTTTAAATCATCAAATACAAAATATTGGTTTGATTGTGTTTGTGGTCATCAATTTGAAAGTGGTTTAGGTAATATTACTGCACAAAAACCAACTTGGTGTCCTTATTGTGCTAATCAAAAATTATGCGAAAAAGAAGATTGTCAAAGTTGTTATGAAAAATCATTTGCTTCACACGAAAAATCAAAATATTGGAGTGATAAAAATGATGTAAAACCAAGACAAGTATTTAAATCATCAAATACAAAATATTGGTTTGATTGTGATTGTGGTCATCAATTTAATATTACATTGAATAATGTTACTGCACAAAAACCAACTTGGTGTCCTTATTGTGTTAATAAAAAATTATGCGAAAAAGAAGATTGTCAAAGTTGTTTTGAAAAATCATTTGCTTCACACGAAAAATCAAAATATTGGAGCGACAATAATGGTGATGTAAAACCAAGACAAGTATTTATACATTCCGGAAATAAATATTGGTTTATTTGCAATACTTGTGGTCATGAATTTGAAAGTAGATTAAACACTATTACTGGATTAAATTGTTGGTGTCCAATTTGTGTAAATAAAACCGAGAAAAAATTATATGAACAACTATTACAAATATATCCAAATCTTATTTCACAATTTCGCGCGGATTGGTGTAAAAGTCAAATTACCAGTCGCATTCTTCCATTTGATTTCGTATTAGAAGAACAAAAGGTTATTATTGAATTAGATGGGAGACAACATTTCGTTCAAGTCAGTAATTGGAAAACACCGGAAGAACAATTTGAAAATGACCAATACAAAGAAAAATGCGCGAATGAAAATGGTTATTCTATAATAAGAATTATTCAAGAAGATGTATGGAATGATACATCTGATTGGTTAAATGAATTAACTCAAAATATTATTAAAATTACAAGTGAACATACAATACAAAATATTTATATGGGCAAGAAAAATGAATACAATAACTTTAATTAGTGTAGTAGAAAATAAGATAAAATTGAAATAAATAGACGGTGGATAACTGTTGTATATAATACACGGTCTATACATTATGCCCGAGTTCACGCGCGATTTGGAGGTGTTGGTTTGTCATTTCAAGACACAAAAGGTCCAATTAACGTTACATTTGGAGAAGAACTATCGAGAGAATATCCATTATACAAAGTCACAACTGAAAGTAGTAAATGAAACGAAAAAACGAAATGGCGGACAAAACCGAATCGTATATATGCTCACAGAAGAAGCGTTTGAACTGTTGAAGAACTCATTCAAGTTAAGAAGTAAATACATTGTAGACGTGTCAGATAATGTGAAGTGTGTCAAATTCCCTATGTGTATTGAAGCGCAGACCATCGGATTTATTGAAAACGCGTATCGCGAGTTACGTGCGATGACTCGGCAGTTTCAGATTGGACCGTATTTTACCGACTTGTGCTTTACGGACGATTTCATTGTAATAGAATGCGACGAATACGGGCATCGCGACAGGTCTGCGGTGGACGAAGTGGCGAGAGAAGAATTCATCAAGAATCAAGGTTACGCAATCATACGTTATAATCCGAATGAACCAGGGTTTGATTTGTCTGATGTGTTGAATCGGATAAACAGGCGGTTAATGGTGCTTTTATAAAAAACAAGCAAGATTGTGAAAGCGATAGTATAAATGATTATCGCTTTTATAAATCAAAAGCAAGAAATAGGGTTAAAATACTATTTTCGCCATCTTACTACACCCAAATGTAATGCAACTTTCACATCACCACTTGCTCTTCTTGACATTAATCTTTGGTCCCTTGCTATTTTTCGCAGCATTTGGGTCATACGACTGCTCTCCTTCGTCGTCAGAACCGAGATTCTTGGAGATTTCCCAAAATTCCTTACTGCCCAGCTTGAATGGCCCGTGCTGTTGCGCCTTATACCAAAAGATTTGGTCTTGTAATTTGTTGGATTTCGCGTTATTATTGATGACAAGACACTCGTAATTTTCGGTACACTGATCCATCACCTGACAAAAACTCTCAAACGTGGGGAACATACCCGCATAATTGTCGTAGATTCGCTTACGATTCGCAATATATGGTTCACGGAGAATAAAAACGTAGTCGATATTCGTGCGGAGATTTGGAGGGATACCAAGGGGATATTGCATTGTGATGACTAACATGATCTTCCAATGACGTCCGTTCATAAACAAGAGTCGCATCATCACGTCCTTCGTCCATTTGTTATCATACAGACAATCATCCAATACGACGAACGTCCTCGGGTCAATGGATGACTTCTTATACATATCCATTTCTTTTTTGACTTGCTTTAAGACGGCCTTTTGGCGCTTGAGGATGTTTTCAATAATTGCGGTATTATACGCATCGTGGATGAATAATTTGGGCACATGGGCGGCAAAAAAACCGTTACCGGCCTCTGTCCCGGAGATGACTGTCCCGATGGGAATATCCTGGTGATGAAACATCAGGTCTTGAACGAGGAAACTTTTCCCGGTATCACGGCGCCCAATGAGAACGATGACGGGACCTTTATTTTCGTCAGGACGAAAACTGATGGCTCTCATATCGAATTTTGCGAGGTCTAAATTCATTGAATCGGTTACAAATATAGAGTAATACGAATAGAGTAATACAAATAGAATATATTATTATATGTCAATTTTTACGAATGGAAGACGACCCCCCCCCCCACCGACCACCCGTTTAATTCCAATTTATAACTTCTATTTAACAATCATATCACCGTATTTTGATTTAGGAATATAATGAGTGCGCCTACACCAACACGTCTACCAAATGATTCTGTATTCCAACTACATTATCGAAAACATAAGTATACGCCTGATAAAATCGAACCGGTGTTGTTATTTGATATTCAAAATTATCTACCGATTTATTCGCGATTTTTCGACATCAACGATACGAATTATAACAGTATCCAATTGAATCAAAAGTATTATTTACAGAATATTATTGAGCATTCGTCGCCTTCGGGTCAAGACAACGCGACACCCTTGAACCATTTGGAAACGGTGATTGGAGATGACGCTGGAAATACGCACAATGTGCCGATATTTGTGAAGTATTCGCCACTACTTGATCCGATCCGGTATTTGTCGGGCAAGTATAATATTCACGATAGTAAAACAATGTCGCTGCCTAAATATAATTCAAAGGTCGACACGTGTGACGAGAAAATGCTAAATGTGAACAATGCGTCGTATATTGACGGGTTTTTCTCGTATTTAACGAGTATGACGCTACATACGCACGGGGTCGTTCACGGTCTTGATTATTATGGCAGTTATTTATGTAAACAGCGCGAATTTTCCACCAATGTCTTTGACGATATTGAATATTTGGTGGACTGTTCGTTTTTCAATACATACGAAAACGATTTATTTACAATTGATTATTCGCAATTCGGGGATGACGAAACCGACGTAACTGAAAGCAAATTAATGAAACTCCGTAATAAATTAAAACCGATCATTGGTTCATTGGGAGAGAATAATGATTCGACGGTGAAACCTAAACTTGATATAGTAGATACCGTAACGGGTGGTGGTGGTGATGACGGAATTGACGCACTGGATGGGTTCATTGAATCCGAGTGTTTCGACCGAATGAATCCTACGCCTGAACAGGTGACGACGGCGACGGAGTTGGTTGAATTAAATGTAGATGAACTTGTAGATACGGAAGATCCGTCAACCGAAAACATATTGAGATGTAAAGACCGAACGAGAGATCAAGACGATTCCAGTGATAGCGATACATCTCAATCAAATTCGTCGTATACGACGATCGATGGCGACGAAGGCGACGAGGGTGACGAAGAAGAGGCGTCGACTTCATCGACGGGAGAACCCCTCACCGAAGATTCCGAGAGAATCAATGTAGACGAATCAACCTTTGGCGTTTGCGTTGATTCTGACGAACGCAGCAGCAGCAGCAGCAGCAGCAGCAGCAGCAGTGAATACGAAACCGACGGCAGTGATGGATCATATGACAGTGATGACGAAAAGATCATCGTGAAAATCAAGAACTTCCCGGTTCAAGCAATTCTTCTAGAAAAGTGTGTAAACACGCTTGATCATATTATGATGGCGGATGAACTGACAAAAGAGGAATGGACCTCGATTTTATTCCAAATCATTATGACGCTTATTATCTACCAAAAGATGTTTGCGTTCACGCATAATGATCTTCATACGAACAATGTGATGTTCATCGAAACAACCGAAGAGTTCATTTACTACTTTTATGAAGAGCAGTATTATAAAGTGCCGACCTACGGGCGTATCTTCAAAATTATTGATTTCGGTCGCGCAATCTATAAATTCCGCGGTCAACTATTATGCAGTGACAGCTTCCATCCAAAAGGCGACGCGGCCACACAATACAATTTCCCGCCCTATTACAATCCCGAAAAACTTCTTATAGAACCAAATTATAGTTTTGATTTATGCCGGTTCGCATGCGCACTCTTCGATTATTTCATCTATGATCTGCGTAAAGTAGAAAAACTGTGTAAATCTGATCCGGTGGTTCGTTTGATTGTGAAATGGACTACGGATGATAAAGGGCGTAATATCCTCTATAAATCCAGCGGAGAAGAGCGGTATCCGGATTTCAAATTGTATAAGATGATTACGCGATCCGTCCATCATCATATCCCTTCAACGGAGATTCATAATCCACTATTTGATACGTATAAGATCACGTTAAAAAAATACAAGAAGCACGCAGCGTTGGCGGCCAAATTCCGAACAAACGGGCGAAATACGCATATTTTGATAAACGTGGATCGTCTGCCTAATTATTCCGGCGAGTCAGATACATCTCTCGGTGCGCCGGAAGTCCATTCTTCGCGATGAACTCTATATTCCGCATTGTCCAACCTATACTACAACCGGAATGACCGATTTCCATTTGGGATTCGACGAGATCCACGATTGGATCGTCGCCACAACTGAACATAAACCCGTATTTCGCAGGAGGGCTATACTTCGCAAGATAGTTCCAGGTATTGATTTCCTTGGTCGCGATTTGAGGTAGTGCGCCGGCGCGAATAACGGCGCGAAGTCCGTCGCGCATCATATCTGCGTGATGATTGTCATTAAAATACGAGAGATCCAACGCGTCGACTTCTGCGATGGTCATTGGCCAGTATCCAGGCGCAGGTTGTTCCCGCGTAGAATGATAAGGATTCGACATTGATGGAGTGTAGATGTTGTTCACGTAGTAAAAAATATACAAACACAATTTCAATTTTGTTGTGTTTGTGCGTAATAATATTTGAAAAGTAGATCGCGGAGCGAAGGTAGAGAGGGGCGGGCGAGGCGGTGAATGTTCCTATACCGATGACATAACATTTTCGATTTCGATTTTTCGGAATAGGATCTTGTCTACCTTGTTCCTCAATTCTGTCTGTTCACTGATTTTCGCGGTCGTTATTTTCAATTTTGATAGTTTGTCATGATTTAATCTCTCGCAAAGAGCGATGACAAATCCAATCGCAAGAGTCGCACCAGGATTCATTATTGTTATTTCAAGTTGGTTGGGCGATGTTTTCATCCAGTCGATGATGAATTTTATGATGACCCCGCAGTCAGGGGTAATCGTTTGATGAGGTTGAACGGTTATGTTATTTATCATATCATTTCTAAGTTGAGTTTGTAATACGTAGATTATATCGTCTATTTTTTCTGCAGACGGAAATAATGGAAAATCTGAATTGCCTAGTAGGGTACTATATGCTGGATGTTGGGAGGTGAACCTCGTGTACTCTGAGTATGACCAATGAATAAATCTTACTGTATTTACGTTAAAGTCGTATAAAATAGTTGTGGTCGGGGTTGCTCGGGGATTCGTGACGATTGGCATCAAAACAGCCTCTCGAAACTTAAACAGTTGTTGGATCTGTTGCTCCATACTGGTCAATTTACGCTTCGTTTCCTCCAATTCAACGTTCAAATTATAGATCACGTGATTGTCTTCGGCAAGTGGCGGCGCGCTAGGCGTAGGGAGATTGAGGGGAGTCGGCGAAGCAATCTCAAATACGAGATTTCCCTTTTCAAGTTTTATTCGTCCGTTGCATCCGTGTTCAATTTGGGATAATAGATAAGTAGACGACATTGCCGATGGATGGGGATATGTGTAGTATGTATGCGTCAACCTCTGTATATTCTATTGTAAACATTGCGAACTATCAATTTTTATTTACAATACTAACTTTATATATTCCACTAATAATATATAAACATAATTACCGTTGTTAATATAGTACAATTGTATATAATGGATACAAATGGGAAAACTGACTCTCGTGACACTATAACAATCGAAGGAACCACCTACGATATAACTGATTTTAAGCATCCCGGTGGCAACATTATTCGTTATGCGAAGAATTCGCCTGATGCGACCGAGATCTTCCGCGAGTTTCATCATCGTTCTTTGAAAGCGAACCATGTTCTTCGCTCACTTCCATTGGTCGAGGAGGTCGACAACGCCGGTCACAATGTGCTTACGCCGCGCCAGCAAGAAATGACAACCGATTTCCGAGAGATGCGCGCCAACCTTGTCCAACAAGGATGCTTTGAACCGGATTATATCCACGTATATTTTCGTATGCTAGAACTCGCATTCTATTTCGGGCTGGGTGCGTGGGTTGCTTCTTACAATCTATACGCATCGATTCTCTCGTTCATCGCATTTAAGACTCGCTGTGGATGGATCATGCACGAGTGCGGGCATTTAAGTTTTACCGGGAATCATAAAATCGACCGATTACTTCAGACGTTTGTGTTAGGGGTTGGATCCGGCGCCAGTTCATCTGTATGGAACTCAATGCATCAAAAACACCACGCAACACCACAGAAGGTCAAGCACGATGTCGACCTGGATACAACGCCATTTGTCGCTTTTTTTAATCGCGCATATGAAGACACTACGAATGGAAAGGTTACCGCGCGGTTTATGAATCGCTGGTGGATGCGCTTTCAAGCGTGGACATTTTTGCCAATCGTCAATGGAATCATCGTTCCGATCTTTTGGTTATATTACCTTCATCCAATGAAGGTATTTCGCAGATTATATCATGTATCCACGAGATACTTGGCCGTATATGAATTGGCGTGTATGTTGTCATCGCATTTGGTAATACCGTATATCTTCTACACATCAGGATACAGTGGTACGCGAAGTATGTTATGGTGTTACTTTCTCCAATTATGTGTCCATTTCGTCTCGTTCATCTTTCTCTTCGGACACTTTTCGCTATCTCATAGTTTTACGGCCGTTGTCCCTGAACATAAACACTTATTATGGTTCGAATATGCGATCAATCATACGGTCAACATTTCTACGAAATCGGCCTTGGTGACGTGGGTAATGGGGTATCTTAATTTTCAAATCGAACACCATCTCTTTCCGTCGATGCCCCAGTATAAAAACGCGCTTGCCGCGCCATATGTGCGCCGGTTTTGTGAAAAGTGGTCCGATGACCACAATGTGTTGAAATATAGCGAATATTCGTATATAACCGCGTGGAAGATGATGTTATCCAATCTAAACCAGGTTGGAAAACACTATTATGAAAATGGGATCGATGCGTCTAAACCCAAAGATGATTAGAACCCAGGCGTATCTACAAATACGGCTGGTGTTGAGGAACCACCGCTAGCAACACCGTGATTACTGCTGCCGAGTCTATTTCCCAAGAGGTTGAATTGATCAAGCAAAAAAATGCCAATCACGGACGAAACACATACGATCAACGTATCGCGAATAAGAACCTTGATTGGTTTTTTATTATCTTGGTCGACAAATCGCATTTCTAAAAATTTCAACAAAAAATACACGGTCGCAATAATCGACCCAATCAAAAACAAATGACTACTCATTTGCGGAGAATCGTTTGCTTGTATGTATGTATATAGGCTAAACGTATATACATATCGCATCAATAAACAAATTCAAATTATACGAAATATCCCAATAAAAAGATAGATGTTATGTCTGAAACGCCATCAATACGGGCGGATAACAGAGATACATTACTCCACCAGCAATTGCTAAAAAGAGAAATGAACCTATAAAAATAATGAAATCGATTAGAACGATATTATCATACCATTTCGAATTATCTTCTTCCTCCTCGGCCATATTCCGGTAAAGAGATATTATTTACAAATACTGATATGATATTATATTTTATTCAATGTTGTATTCCTTGTCTACAAGATTTCGATATCTTCCAGTAACGGCGGGGCGTTTATGTTTTGGGACTCATTCAGAGAATGAATATCAAGGGAATCCAACTGAATATCTCCGCCGATTTGAATACGACCGCTGTCATCCTCATCCGCGTCGTCGGCCGCGTCGTCTGATCTCGCATACTCATTACGTCTCTCGCTTGGGTCGGTTTCAAATGTGCGAATTTCGTTATCGCCAAACGATACGCCGCTGATGCCGCTACTGCTACTGCTACTGTCGATGCCGCGGCTACCGCCCGCGCTACTCGCATTACTTCCATTTAATTCACCAACAAAATCTAAATGTTCTATCGGACTACTCGCACTACTGAATTCGCCGCCGTCCTCACCGGCACCGTCACCGTCACCGTCGCCGCCGTCACCACTTCCACCCCCAACCCGGTCTCGATGATGATGACGACGACGACGCGTCGACGATTGATGATGCGCGCGCCGGCGCGCCGAGAGATTTGCGTCCGCTTCTGATATAATCGGTTCCTGTTGAATGACCTCTTCGTTTTCGGTGACTTCTACCACGTCCTCGATCGTTTCTTCTAAATACATCTTGATCAACTCTTCAACTGGGATATTATCGCGAATTGTGTTATAAATACACTCCTTCACAATGATTTCGAATTCGCGATTATTCCGTTGAACCTGAAGCGGTTGATTGCCTTTTTCAAAAATATATACATTTGAATATAACTTTCGCGCACTGTTCACATATACCTTGTGTATAAAATCAGATAATTCAGGTATTTTGATATCCACCTTCTTCTGCTTACTTCCAACTCGCATTACAGTCATACATTTTAAATGAATAATGTGAACACACGTAATCAAATCTTCTAAATATCCGCAAGTACTGCGCTCTTTAATTCGCGCGGTCTCATCCTTAATGATATTCGGGTTCCATTTTGGAACTCTCGAGAGAAGATTCTGAAATGTCATTAGGTATTTATCGTGTTCCTTATTTCCGACACATAATTTGACTGCTTCATCAAAGATCGATTTGAACCCTTCTTGGATCAACGGGGACAATATATTCACCAATCGAGTCGCCCATTCATTTTTAGATTCGTATAATGAAGTCACGGAATAATCATCCATGTGTACCAGGATTCGATAAAAGAGGTTTACATAAATGATATATTTTCTAAACTCCGATTACAACGAAATATGATAAAATGTAATATAAATAACAACAATAATTTCTCGTTTCTAAACTCTTTTCGCACCTTATCAAACATAATCAACAGTTCATATTTCTTGATTTCGTTTATATTCGAACTATTTTTAACAAACTCGATCACATCAAGTCCGCAATATCCTTGTTCATATAATACCACCGAGAGATCGGTGATGCGTTTGTATTCTTCGGGGGTCGGGGTCGGGGTCGGGGTCGGGGTCGGGGTCGGTGTGTCAACCCCCTCTGAGACAAGGTAGTCGGGGTGAATATGAATCAACTCTCCGAGAGATTTATCTCTCAATCGCTCGATTTTATTTGTATCACAGATTAAATTTGCTCGATAGGCGTGCAAATTAACAACCGTTCCGTTAATGATCGGGCGCGGGACATAGATATCACAGAATCTCGAGAGAATTGGTTTCAATAGACTGTCCTTATTTTCGACCACAATAAAAAACCGCGTAGAATAACTGAATAACTCGATACACCGACGTAATGCGGATTGGGCGTCAATTGTCAACTTATCGGCGTTTGTCAGAATAACCGACTTGAAGATCGCCCCTTCTTTCAGATCAATATTTGTTTTCGCGAAATACTTCAATTCTTCGCGTATAAACCGGATTCCTTTGCCGTGCGCACAATTGGCGCGCATCACATAATTTTTTATCGCGGTTTTATCCTCATTGTATACGGAAGAAATAAATCGATCTAGTATCGATGTCTTGCCTGAACCACGCGGGCCGTAAAATATGATATTCGGGATTTTCCGATTCTTAATGAATACATCTAATTTTGTATGTATACCCGTGTGAATAGACAACAATTCCGGGGTTGAGGTTAACGTTGTTGTCATTATTTTCTTAGTTCTTGATAATAATGACTAATTTTTATTTACACCCTTTTTGATGTAAAATCGCCAAACGCCCCCCACCCGTCCATATTTCATAGATTGATATTTTGTTCGTATGGCATTACTTTGGTCATCGCGCCTGGCATATTGCTCTTTCCATCAGCACTTCCGGCTGCTTCTCCGTCGGTATAATAGTAGTTTGTAGTGTAATAATAATTCGTCGGTTTGGACGCGCCATAAAACGGCGACTCCTCTTCATATCCCTGCCCGTTATACATTCCTAGATATGCCGTCGCTGCGGGCGACCCATCTTCATAATAATACGCATTATGTTTGGATGTTCGAGTGTTTGCGGCGGGGTCATTGGGATCAATCCAGTTTCCGATTCCGCGAATAATATTTCCGGCCGCATCACGGATCGTCCCGAATAATCCGACTCGCTGTTGATCGGCCGCGTTGCCTTGAAACCTTCCTTGGCGATAACCGCCAAAATTCCGCGTGATCCCGCGTTTATAGATGTCATCGTCGCTCAGGTCAGAAGTACTCGTATCGCGCGCGATGTCGTCATATTGCGACCTGGTAGAGGCTAACAAGTTCCTTTCGATTTGGGTTCCGTCGGGTAAATACGTCGCCCAGCGCGTCACCTTCAGGCAGTCCGCGTCAATACGGCACGCATCAGAACCCGTCTGCCCTGGATTGTTACACTTCCACGGGCATTTACGCATCAGAAGTATATTATTGCCCTCGGCCGATTTTATGAGGTTGCCACTCACGTCCATCTTATAGATACTTTGGCAATTGCCTTCATTGCTTGACAAGTTGGACGGTTCGGCACATTTACGCACATGGCCGTCATCGCCGTATCGCCAGTTTGCGCCGTCATACCACGAATCGGGGTGACTGGCGATGAGACGGTTTCGGCGCGCAACGGCGACATCATAATTTATTTGCGCGTCGGTCTTCGCCGTGTTTGTCGTAGCCGACCGCAGGACTTTATATGCGGATTCATACGCCTTCTGTGCGTCGACCGCCCAGTTCATTTGGCGTTTTACATCGGAAATAAGAACATTCGCAGCAGCGCTGGTGACGTATGTCGTGCCATCACTCGCGGTTCCTGAGGAGGTGGGTGTGCCGGTGGATGTGCCGGCCGACGGGGCGCTTGGAATTGCGGCAACCGTATATTCGCCTTCATCGAGCACAGTTCCACGATCAAAACCAAAGTTCGATTGTGTCGCGCGAAAAGTGCGTATTTTCGATTGCGTTATCGCAGTAGCGTCCGTCGGGGTTTGAATCCCGGTGATTGTCAATGTGAGGGGAACATTGGGCGCCACTAAGACACCGCTACCTGAACCGAGTTTGAAATAGATAGAGTTCTGAGCGCCACCATATGGATTTGGGGTGGTGGGTGAATGAATTGTAAGGGTTTTGTCCGTCATGGAAGACCACCCACTATTGGTGTTTGTGTTTTCAATGTTTATTCCCAAATTGACGCCGGGTATAGGTAATATACGCGGAAGTTGAATTAATACGTGATCACCGGCCTCCAGTCCATTTGTAAGCATCATATTCATTGTAAATGTGGTCGCGGTTCTAGTATGGTTCGGAGACAATTGGGGACTTACCGTAGCGATTTTACGGCACGAAAGGAACGTAGCTTCGCTGCCGTATTCGGTGTTCTCAAATATCTTCACTCTCTTTGACTCATCGGATACGTGCCACAAATTCACGGCAACTAACGTTTGTGCGCCAGTCGGTTCCGCGTTACTCTCTAATGTAACGACCTGGGGATTCGAAGGAGTTACTGCGGCGTTCATCCATTTCACTCCGGACAATTCAAGCGCGTATTGTCCCGCCGGAATCGGATTTTGGTTCTGTATGGTATAGGTGATTACACAATTGGCCGCATCAGTAGTGGCATCCACGGCAATACCGGGTGAACCGGTAGCGCTATCGACGTTTGTTCCCGATAATGAACTCGCGTTCGCCGCAGCGGCCGATGTTCCTGTGTATGCTTTGAGAGATATCGCCATTCCACTGGCCGTAGTGTTTTGGACGTAAGACTTCGGTATCGATATTTTGATGATTTTCGCGGCAGTCGATCCGTTCAATGCCGCAGTAGTTGTAAAAATAAACCGAAATGTGGCGTCGGTATTCTTGACACGCGTACACCGTTTCAATATCAATGCGCCTGCTGACGCAGAACTAACAGCGGTGGGGGGAGGATTGGTTGTGGCTGTATACGCATCACTGATATAAGGTGTGTCCATTGTAAGACCCTCTATCACTCCCGTCCCATATCCTTCGGATGGCGCGATCCATTGACTAAACCCGCCATTTCGGTATGTTCTTGACACCCATATACTCACCAGTAGCACTACTATCAATAGAAAAATTACGGTATGCGTATCTTGTAGAAATTCCGGTAACTTCATTTCTATTCTAGTTAAATCGTCAGTATACGATATTACTACTTTATATTGATATAAATAATCTATACTATAATTTATGGATTATTTTATCTCTCGGCACGGCAACCGACCGACCGACCGACCGACCGACCGACCGCGAACCGTCTCTCGCAATATCCAATTCAATACGTCTGTAAACTATGCGTATACGGATTCTGTCTAAATGCGTTCAGAATATCCGGTTGGATTCTCTCGTTGAGTTTACGCTCATCGTAACTCTGCGGCATTGTCATCTTGCCGTAAATATCGATACTCGGAATAGAAGACGGCGCATTTGTCGCAACCATACTGCGTTGGTTCGCGCGATCGGCGTCCAACCGGTCGATCTGAACATTCGTATTCGAGTTAAACAGTGACATTGCGCCGTGATTGGTTATATTCTTATACGTCTTATTGACATTATTACGCTGGTTATAAGCCGCATTATACAGTCCATTCCCCATTCGGGTCGCAGTCCCGCCGGCGCCTCCTAAATAATCGGTGCTTGTTGTCGCCCGCTCTGTTTCAACCGGCGTGTTTTGAGAGATTAAATAACCGGCCGCAGCCTGACGCTCCACATTGAGGTGATCGTAACCAACAAGACCCACCGTTGTCTCCTTGATTGTGGTTGGTGCGCGGTCAGCCGGATTAAATGTCGCGGTCACCGCGGCGGGAACAGGCATTCTCGCATTCTCATACATGCGCGCATTTCCGACCACATTCTCTTTACGAGATGGTTTCAGAATATCGAGTAAGGGGGCGACGACGGCCTTGAGCGCGCCGTGGATACCTCCCATCTCGTTGGGGCGAACCGTTGTTCGATTATTATGCGTAAATTTATAGCTCATTCGACCAAAATCGGCCTCGGTCGCAGTATTTCTCTCGGCCGCATACGGATTAATGATCGGTTTTCCGTCATACGTCTGACGACGCGTATCTTCGAAATTCTTTGGCGCATACATTGCCGCGCCACCATCGGCCGGCGCCGTTGCGCCGAAATACTCGCTGGTCGTAGTCTGACGATTGCTCTCACGATCTAATTCAATTGCTCGCAGGGTTTCGCCCTTCTCTGCGCCGGTCGTCGTAAACCAGCGATCGGGGGTATTCACGAAAAATGTGTCGGGCAGATGTTTCTCCATTCGTCCTAAAGTTGCCGTCGTCGGCGCGTTTTGGACATAGTGTGCGGCGGGACCCTGGTGTCCGTCAAGTGTATATGACAATTTCGGGTTTGTTTTTACGCGAAGTTCATCTACACCGCGGTCAATCCATTTCTCTCGCGCATCCATTCCCGAATTAAACCCGAGTGAACCCTGCGATGCGTATCCTTGATCAAGACCGGGACCCACCCGTATCTCTTCCCACGGTTTCACATTGGAAATCTTGGTGCTGGGGAGAACGCGCGACTGGTAGAAATCATTTTGGTTCGGCATTCCATTTGGCAGGTGGAGATTTTCAAGCGGGCGGAATAGCGGTGCTTGCTCGGTCTTGGAAAAATACTGGGATCCAGTTCCCACCTTATTATCAAGCACATTTTCATTCATATTTGCGCCAGTAGTTACACCCCTTATTTTCGCACCATAATACGGTTCCATATTATTATGCTTAAATGTCCTGGGGTCGATTTTTTCACCCATCAATGAAGTAAACCCGTCTTTCCCGTAATTGTCGCCGAATTGGGTTCCGTATTCTAAATCTTCGTAGTTTTGGGATGGAGCTCCGATGGGTGTCGCATTCGAAACGCCCGATGCCGCACCGGTGATATAATTCTTGCTATCATTGACTGATTCGCGCCCGCGTTCAGGAATGCCGCCGCTGCCACCGCCACCGCGAAATATGCCTACACCACCTACGCCGCCCGCAACACCGGCCGACATTTTATCAAAATCCACGTTTTTCGCATAATAACGATCGGTTGCCGCATTCGGATTCTTGTAATCATTTACGTTCGATCCGGTATTGGGGCGAATCACGGGATAATTCGTAACCGGGATATTTGTATTCGGTAAATATCTAGACTCGTGATGTCCCGCATTCCGGTATCCTTCTTGTGTTAATAAATTCGCGGTTTTATCCCGGTTGGATGCGATATACGCCGCGCCGAGAACCAGCGCCCCTATTGCTATTTCGGCCATTCAGGAACGATGTTCGTATGTTATGAGGTTATATTAAATTTATATTATTATAATTGTATTATACCGGTTTTCCTATACATATCATTATAATAATAATCCGTAACATCATATCATAATATTCATCCGTTATGAAAACAGTGTCGTTGATCCGCTAAATTGCCGCATGTCTCCTACCCCCGAGACCCCTTCATCGCCCACGTGGCTGGTATCCCCCAGTCCGCGCTCTGTCACGCGTCGCCCCGCCACCATTCCTTCTAGTGCGGGGTTTGTATTCGCAGGATGAACCGAGAAATACGTGTCATCCGACAATCCGGGTACATCCATCCTCGGTTTAAAATTATCCTTTTCTAAAATGCGCGTGCTTAAATTATTAAGAAATGGTCTAAATACGTGTTCTTGTGGGTCGAAATGAAGCATTTTCCAGTTGTCTTGTTCGACATCGCGCAGCATCCACGCGGGGTGTGTCGCGCGTGTTTGTTCTACCGCACTACCGGCGCGTATAGGACACGCAATCATCTCATTGCTCCTTGTTGCTTGCGACGCCCGAATCGCGTGATGAAAATTATCCGGCGTATCGCGATTCAATGTGCGCGACAATCCGCGCAATTCCGTCTCAATATCCACCGAGTTCGTCATAATATTACCGGCCCATAATTGTGCGCGGAGATAGGGATCCTCCACATACATCGGTTTATCGCCCTGACCGGGAACATTTAATAGATAACGCCCTACATCAGTAGATTGTTGGAGTTGTTTTCTTATTCGGTCGGGATCATCGCGGAAACGTGTAAATGACATTTGATCCTAGGTTACTATTATATGTTATTATATTTTACTTCCGTGGAAAACAGCATAAAAACATACAGAACATATTCTGTAGTGATGAAAATGAAGATTACAGAAGTAGGCGACGGCGTGGTCGACCAGTCTGTTTCGGCAACGGCGACGGCAAAACCGTCTAAATCATATACGATTTGTTTGAATATGATTGTAAAGAATGAATCTCACGTAATCGAAAAAACGCTTGAAAATCTGTGCCGATATATAGACTTTGACGCATATTATATTTCAGATACCGGGTCTACCGATCAGACGATGGATCTGATTCGTGCGTTTTTCGAAGCGCGCGGGATTCCCGGCGTGATCGAACAAGTAGAATGGCGCGACTTCGGGTTCAATCGCACACTTGCGCTACAGATGGCGTTTCAAAAAACCGACTATTTGTTCATATTCGACGCCGATGATTCGATTCACGGGAATTTTGTAATGCCGCGCACCCTGACTCACGACGCATATCAATTGAAACTCGGCGAATCCTTTGTTTATTTGCGCACACTCATTGTAAATAATCGAAAGCGATGGCGCTTCGTAGGTGTGCTTCACGAGTATATCGCGTGTATAGATAAGGAGGAGAGTTCGCACGCGATTCAAGGTGATTATTATATTGATTCCGGGCGTAGCGGAAGTCGAAATCAGGATCCCCAAAAATATATCAAGGATGCGACCGTGCTTCAACGCGGTTACAATGAAGAACTTGCGAATAATGGCGACAAGGCGCTGGCCGAACGTTATGCGTTTTATTGCGCACAGAGTTGGATGGACGCGGGGCCCGCATATATCGACAACTCGATCGAGTGGTATCTTCGCGTGCTTACGCAAAATAACTGGTCACAGGAAAAGTATTACAGCGCATTATGCTTGGGGAATTTGTATCACAAAAAAGGCGACAAATACAATGCGTTTAAATATTATAGCAAGACGATTGAATATGATGAAGAGCGCATTGAAGGCGTAGCTTCGATGATGGAAATATTGCGGGCGGATGGCAATCACGTAATGGTGAATGCGTTATATCATAAATTCAAGAATTATAACCGGGCGCCTCAATCTAAATTATTTCTCGCAATGGATAAATATCAAGACGTCATTGAATACAACAATTCGATTTCCGCGTTTTATATCTCGGATAAACGCAGTGGATATGAGTGCTGTAAAACGATTCTTCACCATAATCGTATGGCGTATCATTTTATGGCGTCGACGTATGAGAATATGGCCTTTTATCGCCAATTTTTCGAGTCCGACAATTTTAATGAACTCCTGCGTCTCTTTTTTTCGGTGAATCGGTTTCTCTCGATCATCGCATCTAACTCCAACAAGTATAGCGATGGCAACCTTGAAACGTGGACTCGTTTATTTAATAAGATCAGACCGGCGCTCACGGAACCTCTTACATTCGAGACCTTCGTCAATGAGGCGTCGACCGCGAGATATCGCCTCAAGCGGTCATCCGAATATTACCCTGGACCAACTATTATATCCATTCATCACAACCGTGCGACCACGACCGCGACCGCGACCACGACCGCGACCGCGACCACGACCGCAAACGTGCGTGTGATCATTACGTTTACCACGTGTAAGCGCCTGGATTTATTCCGACAAACGATGAATTCGATTCTGAATATGTGGAATGATTTGGATAGGATCGATTATTGGTATTGCGTGGATGATAATTCAAGCGAGAATGATCGCCGTCAGATGCGAGAAACGTATCCGTGGATTGACTTCTATATGAAGGGCGAACACGAGAAGGGGCATCGTCCGAGTATGAATATCATTTGGAACAAGTTGTCCGAGTTGCGTCCCGATTATTGGATTCATATGGAAGACGATTTTCTGTTTCATACCCCCGGTAGTTATATTCAAAAAGCAACACAAATGATGGTCGAGGCGCGTAATGCTGGATATAATGTCCGTCAAGTGTTATACAATCGTAATTATGGAGAGACGATCCGCGACTATACGATACAGGGACACCGTATTCTGCGCAACTTGACCCACGACATCGCACTTCACCAATATAAGACGGGTGAATTTCCCTATGGAAATTGTCATTATTGGCCGCATTACAGTTTTCGCCCATCGATCATTGATGTGAATGCGATATTGACAACGGGAGATTATACTACACCGAACCAGTTTTTTGAAATGGATTACGCAAGACGATGGCAATCTCTCGGTTTCGTCTCCGGGTTTTATAATGAGATAACGAATCGACATATTGGGCGTCTGACCTCCGAGCGAAACGATAAGACGCAACCAAACGCGTATGAATTGAACAATGAACATCAGTTTATTGCCGAGGGGGAGGAGACGACGGTAATGACGGAAATTCCCGCCACTGCCGCCACTGCCGCCACTGCCGCCACTGCCACGGCCACGATCCCCGTAGTAAGTAGTCTCGCCGTTCCTCCGCCTAAAAAACGATACTACTCCACGATTCCATTTGATGATGGGTTTGGTGCGCAATTTCAGCGGTTTATATGGACGTGTATTTACGCCGAAGAATACGAACAATCCACATTTGTATATCGAAGTCCGGCAAAGATGGCGCATAATTATGATGACGACCCAAAATTTGCCGAAAAAATGGAAACCCTAATGAATATGAAACCGTATTATATGAGTTACGAGGACGCCCAAAAACTCTTAACCGTGTCGGAGACGGGATCGGGATCGGGATCGGGATCGGGAATCGAGTTATTGACACCAAACTTTTACGATATATTCAACTACGTCGAGAGAAATATCGACGCGTGTATGAAAAGTCAAAGTATGATGAGAATTAAACGCCAGTTTTGGGAGAATAAAAATCGCGCGGCAGTATATGCCGGGTTTTCCGCGCACGGAGGTGACGAATATACGCTTCATTTGGCACTTCATATCCGACGCCCGAATTGTGATGATACGCGTCCAAACGGTGGCGAAGAATATACGGATAAGTATTACATTACAACCCTAAACACAATCCGCGAGAAGTATGCTACAACGAGACCCAATGACCGAATTCGATTCCATCTTTATTCTCAAGGGTCGGTCGAGAAATTCACGAATTTTATTACAAATGAGCGTCTTGGAAAAGATATTGTACTTCACTTGAACGATACAAATGAACAGACCTATCTTGGTATGGCCGCGGCCGATATTCTCGTTACCTCTGCGAGTTCATTTAGTTATAGCGCGGCTTTCTTTTCAGACGGCGATATTTATTATACGGATTTTTGGCATAAACCGTGTAGTTGGTGGAACATACTTGAAAAGGTTTGAAGGGTGTAATAATAGTATATTTATAGTATAGTAGTATACGATTGGTAAAATGACCGATGACGGTAATACAGATAATCCGTACGGCGACGCCGCCATTCTAGCCGGAATGGATAATCTTACCCGGGATTTTCGAGAGAGTGAAAAGGCGTCGAAGCAGCAAATCGTCCAGCATATGGTAAAACTTCGACATAACCTTCAATATAATAAGCATTTAATGTCGGTTTATATGAAAGCAAAAGCGATATTTGATGAAATAGTCGAAGAACGTCGGTCGCAAATCCATCATTTAGATGAAATTTATCGGCATTTAAGTAAAATCATCCACGAAGAGTTGATGAAGTCTAAAAAAACGAAACATACGCAGCAGCCGTCGGAGAAGAAAACCTCGTCGTTTGCGATGACGCAACTGGTGAAAGATAAACGCAAAATCGGTAAATTATTATCGAGTATGCGGAAAGGACTTGATAAATTAATGGGAATCGATACAATTATTGGAACTACGATCGATAAAATAAACGAAATTGAGGTCAGTGAAGAAGAAGGAGGAGGAGGCGACGACGTCGAGACCGAGGGAACCGATGACGAGGGCGACATGGAATACGTCAACGAGGACGAGGACGAGGACGACGACGAAACCGAGCACGACGATACTGAGACTGATGTCAATGACGAAGACGAGGGAACCGAGGATGACCTAGAATACGTAGACGCACCCGACGAGGACGAGGAGGAGGACGATGACGAAGAAGACGAAGACGAGGGCGATGACGAGGACGAAGAAGACGACGACGAGGAGGAGGACGACGACGAAGAAGACGAAGACGAGGGCGATGACGAGGACGAAGAAGACGACGACGAGGAGGAGGACGACGACGACGACAACGACGAGGAGGAGGACGAGGGCGACGACGAGGAGGAGGATGAAGAGGGCGACGAAGACAAAGAAGACGAAGACGAGGAGGAGGACGATGACGACGACGACGACGACGACGACGACGACGACGACAGCGAAGACGACGACAATGACAACGAACCCGTCGTGTTTTATTGAAATAGAAGTTTACACCCCGTATATTCACGGAGTATTAGCATTTGAATTATATGATTCGTTTGGATCGCCCGTTTTACTTTCAACCACCTGCGCACTTTTTTTTGTAATATACGCAACCAAAATGTTTTGTATATTGCGACCATTTCGCCACCCGGGTATAATACATCCGTTTCTATGATTTCTAATGAACACGGCGTCGGCGAAGATTTGGTTAATTCGGTTATGAAACGGATGTGAGAAAATTCTGAATCTGATTTCAATATAACTAGGCACAAGTAATGATTTTGTATATTTGGCGAACTTGTCTCCGGATTATACCCGTGGATCAACGTCGAGAATCGTTGACAAAGTCCAATATCATAACGCGACATGATTCTATATGGTATACATATTTCAATACAATATTGTTCAATTTATTATATTTTGGTATTGTATATAGGTCTATTTTTCAATCTCCTCAACTCCTGAAGATCCGAATACATTTATGATGAATCTCAATAAGTTGCTATATTCCCCCTTTTTTCAGAATAAGATCGTTTTATACGGTAGTTTGTTTGCTGTGTTATTCACCCTACTTCGTTTTTTAGCCAATCGTAATTATAACGGTATTATTTTACTTACACTCATTGGGTTACTTATGACCTACTTTAGTAAAAATATGATTATCGTGTTATTGACGGCATTTGTATCAGTTACGGTATTGGATATGTTACAATTTCGCGGAATGGTCGAAGGAATGAAGTCATCGAAGAAATCTGAGGATGGCGATGATAAGGATGATGGTGATGATGAAGACCAAGACGACACAAGCAAGGAGGGGGAGTCGTCTGATGTAAAAGAAGGACAGGAGACGCTACATAAAAATAACGGCGCCAAGAAAGAAGGGAATACGATGCCGAGTACGAGTACGGCCAGCGACGACAATAAGAAGAAACCCGATGTTGCGTCGCAGGAAGAGAGTAAACCCAAGACGGGGGGCAAGCAAGGAATGACGAAGATGTCCCCCGCGAATTACGACGGAAAAGACCACGGAGACGAGAAAACCGGCAATAATGGGAACCGTATTGATTATGCGTCTACCTTAGAGCAGGCGTATGATAATATCGAGAATATTATTGGCGAGGACGGTGTGCGCGGTTTAACCGACCAAACGAAATCTTTGATGAACCAGCAGAAACAATTGATGGAGAATATGAAGGATATGGGTCCATTATTGAAATCTGCGGAAGGGTTTATGAAGCAGATCACGGGTGGTGGTGGAATTGGCGGTATTACCGAAATGTTGAAGGGATTCGCACCCGCAAAACCGGCGTCGAAATAAGGCGGCGGATGTGACAACCTCCCATCGTGATTCGCCGGTTCATTCTCGTTCGATATATATAAAAATCCCTTATATATATAGATATTTAGAAGTAGAATGGCGAGAAGGTGTCCACCTGGCGTGTTTTGTTTTGAAAATGTATCCCTTTTTTTTGTAATCATCGTTATTATCGCGTGTGTGTTTTTTATGGCGCGTTACATCGGTCACGGACACGGACACGGTCACAGTGGTCACGGACACGGACATGGCGGTCTAATGGTTATCCAGCACCCCTCTCCTCCAGCATCCCAATCCGACTTCTTGGATTTCGGAATCGGCGGCCCCTCGCCCAACCAGGATGTATTATTAAATCCGTATGTTCCACCGTTACGCGATAACTCGGTCGGGTCAACTACGCCGATGTACGATATACGCGGCGGTGTAGAAACAATAAATTATGGCGGCGGTATCGTCGTCGGGGGCGGTGGCGGTGTCGGCGGCGGTGGTGGCGGCGGTGTGCGGGTAAACGTTCCTACTCGCGCAGTTGACACGACATATCGTCAGGTAGGAATACTCACGCGTAATGGAAATGGCGGCGCCGAAACGATTCTCCCGTTGATTGGTCGTCCATTATTCGCGAATCGTGATAAATGGCAGTTTTATACATTAAGTGATAAAAACAATGCGATCAAACTACCGATTACAGTCAACGGTAAAAGCGGAACTGGAGAGTATGGGTGTAATAATGTAAGCACGGGTGATATCGTATATGTAGAAGGATACAATGATGCGTTCAGGGTCTCAGCGTATGACAGTGCGTCGTTGCGGTATTTGCCGTTTTAGCGAAGAGTAGCGGGATCCACCAAGGAATCAAACCGACATCATCGTCATATCAACACAATCATAATATACGTGTCATCGGTCTATATTATGATCCAATATGTTGAAATACTTATTTCTTGTCATTTCGACTGTGACGAGGGCGACGCCGCTGGGTTTGTATCTTATTCTGTTTATTTCCTCGACCGGCCTTTTGCGTAGTATTCTTATTACGCGCGTCTTGTTCGCTCTTCTCTTTTTTCGCGGCCTCTCTTGCTTCAATGTCATAATTTCGCATCATCTCCTCTGTATAAAATCCTTTCAGCAGTTCTAGCGTACCATCGTGTATACCTTCTCTTCCATATCCGGACTTCTCGGTTCTTGGGCGTATAAGTTCGCTTTCTTTTGATTCAGGAATAAATTCATCGTTTGATAAAAGATATCCTACGTAATGAACTAATAACATCGTCGGTAGGTTGTTAAATTTATACCGTTTTATAATGTATCCTTTCTCCCAGTCGCCCCACACTCTCTTAACATCCACTTCTTCGAACATTTTTGAGGCTAAAACGACTTCGGCCGCAGCCGCCGCAGCAGCCGCAGCCGCGACAGAGTTCATGGTCGCCGGCGGAGTCACATCCGTCGCGGTGGAATCTGTGCCGCCTTTCGCGCCTTCCGCGCCTTCCGCGCCTTCCCCGCCTTCCCCGCCTTTCGCGCCTTTCGCGCCTTCCCCGCCTTTCGCGCCTTCCCCGCCTTCCGCGCCCGTTCCAGTCTTCTTTTCATCTTCTTTTCCTTTTTTTCCGTCTTCATCGCCCTCCTCCTTCGCACCGTCCTTTGGACCATTTAGACCACTTTCGAGTAATTTCGCAATTGTCGGGATCGTTCCTTTATCAAATATTTCAGAGGTTTGTTTTGTAGTTCCATCGAGCAAAGGAGTGAGTGTAGTCACGACTTGAACGGAGTGTCCATTCCCATTAAACGCCATACACGCACCATCTTCGCCGCCCAGGCCGTGATCGAGTAATGTCATCACTTTCCAAAACTCCTTTATCAGATCGCTCGATAACTCGTCTTTGTTGTTATCAAAAAAGGTTTTCATCTGTGTAAACCCATATTTATTTTCCATGTCAGGTATTTTGTAAGAGAAATTATACACAGACGCCTTGAAATCATCATACCCCTCTGATGCGTTGAATTCCGGATTCTCTAATATGCTTGACAGTAATTTAAAAATCTCAAGCGCGGGCGATTTATCGTCATTTTCCTCGTCGATTAGATTCTTACGTGCGACCTCAAGTGATTTACGCAAGGTCTGTATTGCGACGACTTCGCTCCCCTCTTGGAAATTCACGACATACGTATTGGATTCATCCGCAAATACCTCTTCTTTACCATCCGATTTGTCGGATTCGCCTGAGGCCATTTTCAGCGTGATTTGCGTAACCGGCGATATTTGCCCCCTGAACTCTTTTTCATCAATATGATTTCCATAACTTTGAAGCATATCGGGGGTTGTAATACTCGCGGGCGCTTGCCCGTTTCCGCTTAATTTGTAGATACGCTTTGCGTCTGTGACAGTGACATTTTTTTTACTACCTTGAATCTCCAAATGAATCGCATTGTCTTTTGAATCCGTCATTACTTGCGCGGTTTCCCCCGTATAAATCATAATATTACCGCCTCCATCGACGGAGATCGAGTCACCGCCCGCAATACCCACCACATCAGGCGGTTTGAAATACAATTCGAGTTTTTCTTCCGGTATTGCGTCAGCACCTTCTTTCTTTTCGAACCGCGCTTTGGTAGCAAAATTACCGTATAATACACGCCGTAATTCAAAAATATCCGTATCCGAAATATTCAGCAATGTTGGATCACCGACCTTTGGTTTGATTTGGAGATAATAAGGTTTACACGACCGAATCAGAAAATCGATAAAGTGATAGGCTTCTGATGATTTTAGCGTATAGTTTTCGGAATGTAAGGAGATATCGCCGGGTATCTCCGCTGGACCTAGATTGAATTTCTTTTCGGATTTTTTTTCTGTGGGGTCGGGTGCTGGTTCAGGTGCTTTGACATCAGATGCGGGTGCTGGTTCGGGTGCTTTGACATCAGGCGCGGGTGCTGTGGTGTCACTGGCGGCGGCGTCGGGTGCTGGTTCGGGTGCTTTGACATCAGACGCGGGTGCTGCGGTGTCACTGGCGGCAGCGTCGGGTGCTGGTTCGGGTGCTTTGACATCAGGCGCGGGTGCTGTGGTGTCACTGGCGGCGGCGTCGGGTGCTGGTTCGGGTGCTTTGACATCAGGCGCGGGTGCTGTGGTGTCACTGGCGGCGGCGTCGGGTGCGGCGTCGGTCTCGAGAGATTCGCCATCACCACCTTTCATCAACCTCGCGCGCCGCTTATTGCGTTTCATTTCCTTATATTTCTTTTTCAGGTTCATTACCATCTGTGGCGGTATATAATTTTTCAATGTTTTATTCAACACGTGATCAAGTTTCGCGACTCCATTCATAAGTCCGTCCTTATTCTTGGCGTGGGACCATCGCACACCTTCCGCGAAACCAAGGTTCGGTTTAGACGTCAGCGAAGACGAACTCCGTCTAAATGTATTATACCGTTTGATTTTTTTACGGTGTTGTATCTTCTTCCATTTACGCGCGGTTTGGTTCTGTTGTCTACGGATCTTTCGTATTTTATTACGAGTTAATTTCATTCTATTCCATATACATAAATTATATATAATATTATATATAGTATAACCACAATATGGCATCACGGGCGAAATCGAGTCGTGATGCGCCGGTGAATCTTACATCAGATGTTATGCGAAAAGAAGACCGCGCGTGTTCATCCACTTGTAATTTTTCGTATCAATATAATACCAGCACGTGTAATGTATTTCATAAAGGTTCTTATCTACACATTCCTTATGACAGTGGCAGTGGCGGCATTTATCCGGCCAAATATAACGGCGTCGATTATAAGGTAGATCATATTCACGTTTATCAACCATCGCTTCATCGGTATGATGGTGCGCTCGCGGACGCGGAATTGCTGGCGTATCACTCCAGTGCCGATGGACGCAATTTAATTGTCTCTATTCCCATAAATGTCGGGAATGGTAGTGGAAAACAGAGTTCCGATATTATGAACACGATACTTCAAAATTTACCGGGCAAATCGAGTTCATCGGGTAAATATATCTCCGATGTGAATAACTTCAATTTAGGAAATCTGATCCCGAAGGAGGGATTTTTCACGTATGTCGGGCGTCATTTATTGCCGCAGTTCACCGGAACCTATAATTATATTGTCTATCATAAAAAAGACGCGATACTGGTATATCGCGACTCTCTAACAAGTCTCACAGATATGTCTAGAAGTTCGTCCATCACCAAAACCGAACCAATCTCCGAGAATAATATGCCTAAAAATTTGTATTATTATAACAAACAAGGTGCGAATAACGCCAAAGGCAGCGGTGACATCTACATCAAATGTAATCCGACCGGCGAAGACGGCACTGTTTTATACCAGCAATCGTCGAATAATGGAGAACTCGGTAGTTTGGCCGAATTGGATTTAAGTAAGGTTGGACTGAATTGGGGGACATTGTTGAACAATGACATCTTTCGCACATTGATCGGCACCATGTTCGGGTTAGTCTTGGCCGCGATTCTCTTTTATATGTTCCGCTTTATCTTTAATCGGATCGGGAATAAGGTGAATGCGTCCGGGAATGTGATGGGACAGAGCGGCGGTGGCGGCGGTGGCGGTGGCGGACGGTAATTGTTGATCGGTGGAAGAAAGAGGACGAGTAATTTCATTTCAAGTTCTTTGAATGTGTAATGAAATAGTGCGGCAGAGACCGTCTAGATAACTCCATCATAATCCGGCGCAACGGCGCCATAAAGTGGACCGAGAACCGGTTGGAATGATCCGCCGTCACTAGACCCGATGTCGTTATTCGGCGTGATGGGGACTAAACTATCGACGAGTTCCTCTTCAAGCGTCTTCACTGGCGCAGGATTCATCGCGGTCATCACCGCCTGTTTCTTCTCCTCGGTCGGCGAGAATGTTTCAATGCCGTACACTCCCGTCGCGCGACTCGACCTGCGAATAAACTCATACGCCGCAAAGAATGCGAGAATGCCGACGACGGGGTTGGTGCTTAAAAACAGGGTGATTGCGAGAATCACGACAATGATTTGACCGATTGTACTCTCGGCATACTCGGCCAATCCGAGGGGAACTGCTGGCGTGAAGACAATATATAATACGAGCAGAACGAATATGACAATCTCGTGTTGCTTTTCTTGACGCATTAATGTCCGTAATGTATCCATCTGAATATAAATGAAGTATGAACACTATTATATTCTATACGCAGAATAATATTTGTTATAATACTAAAACAAATACAATTGAAATCTCTCGGCATACTTATATTAAATCTATCGACAACAACGATGTCCTCGACCTATTATGGCCCACGAGGGTATACTCTTCTCAAAGAATGTATGGACGCAGACGACCTGAAGTTATTGAGAGATGAACTCACGGTGGGTGCGTATGTTCCTAAAGCACCTGTTCAACCGCCTAAATTCCCAATCTACCGTGAATGTTCAAAACGGATTTATATCCCGCGGTTTTATGGAACGAAAATATACGGCATCCCCGAGGAATCACGGATCCCACCTGGCGCGCCCGTATCTGAATCTCTCGTATTTGCCGGGGATATGCGCGAATACCAAAATGTCATCGTGGAAAAATACATCCATCAAGTGACGAAACCCGAAAACCAGGGAATGGGCGGCGGCGGTTTGCTCGATGTCGATCCTGGCAAAGGCAAGACTGTTATGGCGCTTAATGTCATCTCTCGACTCCGCGTGAAAACGCTCGTGGTTGTTCATAAAAGTTTCCTTTTGAATCAATGGATCGAGAGAATCAATCAGTTCTTGCCTGCTGCGCGTGTTGGTATGATTCAGGGACAAATCCTAGATATCGACGATAAAGATATTGTCATCGGAATGCTTCAGTCACTTTCAATGAAAGAGTATCCGAGAGATCTATTCGATACATTTGGACTCACCGTATACGACGAGTGCCACCATATGTCGGCCGAAGTATTCTGCCGTTGTATGATGAAGATCGTTACAAAATATACGCTCGGATTATCGGGGACGATGGTGCGGAAAGACGGTCTGACAAAAGTATTTAAATATTTCCTGGGGGACGTGGTTCATAAAGAAAAGAACGACACGACGAGTCACGCGGTGGTTGTGAAGGGGATTCAGTATAAAGTAGATGACGCCGAATTCAACGAGACGGAATATGACTACCGTGGCAACCCGAAATTCAGCACGATGATATCGAAAGTGTGTAATTATAACCGACGAAGCGAATTCATCCTGGACGTGCTACAACACGAACTGGCGACGAACCCGGATCAACAAGTGATGATACTGGCGCATAATCGGTCACTGCTCGAATACTTCCACGACGCGATTGAACATCGGAAAATCGCGACAGTCGGGTATTATGTGGGTGGAATGAAAGAGACCGCGCTAAAATTGAGCGAGAGCAAGAAAGTGATTATCGCAACGTATGCGATGGCGTCGGAGGGTTTGGATATCAAGACATTAACCACGTTGATCATGGCGTCGCCGAAGACGGATGTGTGTCAATCAGTGGGTCGGATTTTGCGCGTGAAACACGCATCGCCATTGGTGATCGACATTATTGACCCACAGGATGTATTCCGCAGTCAGTGGTTGAAACGACAAACCTATTATATCAAACAGCGATACCGTATTGTGATGACAGACACAGAAGGGTATTATAAAAACAAATGGACGGTGAAATATCAACCGCCAACAGTTACGGCCACAAATGCGCGCGAATTGGAACTAGCGGAGGCCGATATTATTGAAATTGACGAAGATACGGGGGTTCTCTCGGTGACCACGGAGACAAGCGCGAAATCGCGAATGAAATCGACGATACCGAAAAGTGATGGGAAATGTTTGTTTAAATTGGAGGAGTGAAGCGAGCAACGCGAGCGGAACCGAGCAGAGCGAGCAACGCGAGCGGAGCAGAACCGAGCGAAGCGGAACCGAGCGGAGCGGAACCGAACCGAACCTACGCCACCGGATGGCAACTATTATAGGCCGAATGGGGAGGCGGATTGGCTAAAGCAATCCCATCACGTGGGACGTCCGTCCCTGCTCCACCAACCGAATACGCCGCATTTATACCGGACGCAACAGAACTACCGTAAGGTGCGCCCCAACCGCCGCCATTCTGACTGTAACGAATCCGACGACGACCACTACTACGACGACGACGGTGCTGACTGATACGTTTATTTCGGCACGAGGCGCACTTCTTATGACTCTTTTTCTTACCACCATATGAAGAAGCACTCTTGCGTGATCTACCACCCCCCTTGCTGCGACGTTTCTTCGCCCCACCTCCGCGGGTCATCGAATTATACCCAACCGTTACAGGCGCATAAGAACCGCGAGCATACGCATCACCGCCAGCAAACGAATGAAACTGTGACATTCCGCCGCCGCCTTGGACGAACGCGCGCCCGCCCTGACCCATATACATATTTCCTGTTCCACCGACAGGAATTTCTTTGCTTGATAAAGCAATCCCTGAATTATGTTCGGCGAGTGGATTTGAATTCAAATACTCGGGCGTCGATAACATTATATAGAATCGTATTATATACTACGAATATATATAATCGTGAATTATGATCGTGAATTATGATCGATAGTTCTTATTGGTGCGCCTGCGGCAGAACGACCGCTTAGTTCCGCTAGCATATTTACAGGTATCGCGTAATTTACGACCTTTACATTTCTTCGAAGTTGCTGAACGGCACGGAGAAGAGCGCAAACGCGCTAAATACTTCTTTTGGTCACGAGTTTTAAACACAAACGGTTTAATCTTGCGGATTTTTTCACCGCTGATGGGGGCGGAAGGTTGGAGATTCATGTGCTCGCCGCCAAGACGAATTTTGCGCTTACGGCGACTGCCGCCACCGATTGCGCCTTTATTTAACTGAGATTCCGTATCCATATCCATATGACGGGACAGACGAACTACGTATTCGATGTGTATACAATAATGATATATATAATAAATAACTTACGGATATTCGTGAACCGCCAATCGGCCGTTAATCATCCCCTCCCCGGTTCCAGCGCCCGAATCGAACAACGAACCAAGCATCAATCGTAGTTCGGGTTTCTTCTGACTAAATCCACGAATAAGAGACGTCTCTTTTATTGCGTAATTGTGAAGTTCCGATAAATGCCGTAGTTGTGTAATATGGTCTCGTCCATCGATCATAATGGCCGGGGTGCGAATTCCATATTCCCGTTCAAAGGGCGAAATAATATTCCTAAACACATACTCCGTAGCAATTTTATAATTATACATTGTTGGCGGAATATACCCAGTTGTAAAATTATGGATATCAAATACAATTCCGTTCAAGATACATTTATGAGTCCATATATATTCGAACAATTCTCTCGATCTCTCGACGCCTTCATTTGAAATCGTGGATTTTATCCATAGGGACGGGGACGGGGACGGGGACGGGGACGGGGACGGGGATGGGGACGGGGACGGGGACGATTCAATATCGTTTACACTACGCACAATGAACTCATCATACGGACCATACCCAGCGCGCGCGAGAGTTCGCGGCGACGCCACCACGCGGTTACATTTCATAAGTTTCACATTCTCTTGCTGAAGATAGGATAGTAAATAGGGCGACGAGTTTGACGTCACGGCGTAACAAGGAGTAGCGTAGGGTAAACAGCGACGAAATTCCCTCAATATGGTCGAAATATGCAGTGACACCATTCTTCGATGTGCGATCATCAATAATGATTACGGTTATACTCATATAAGAATTATTTTTATACTGTTTCTATTCATCGCCCGCCACCGCCCCGTCGAAGATAACTCGCATATCGCGACTCGTGTTGCTTTACTTGAACATCTTGAATGATTTCTGTATTTTCACCGACAACTGATATCGGCACCCATCGACAGAACTTCTTGTTTAATCTACACCGGATTTTATATTTTTTATGAAGCGATACGTGTTTATCCAGTTCGATGTTCTCAAACTCGTCTTCGCTTTCACTTTCCTCCATCGTATCTAAACGCTCGTTTTCTCGGATATTTCTGAATAATCCATTCATCATCACACTTGTTTTATAATTTGGGATATGTGCGAAATTATGGAATACTTCCCGTCTACCCCCACCGCGCCCAGGACACCCCGTCATTACGAAGAGTTCGTATATATCGTTTTGTACATTTGGGCGCACGATGAATACGGCCTGAATATTCGTAAGCATCTCATCATCCGGTTTGATATACTCGTATGGCGTGACGGCGGCGGGGGCGGGGACGGCGGGGACGGGGACCGGAACGGGTGCGGGGGCAGAGCCAAAGGCAAGGGTGGCGCGGGGGACAGGGCCGGGAGGAGCGGCGACGGACGACCCAAGTAGGTTCTGCGTATATACTCTCGTAGTCGTATTACTTCGGTATAAAATAGAGTATACCGAATACGGTAATGATTGTAGAAATGCGTCATCCGTCGCACCCGCGACCGAACATAACACCGGTAGTCCGAATAGAATACTGTTTGATTGGGTGTACGCGACCTGGCGAAATGATTGATCTCTCGTAAACATACGTTCACACATTGAAACGTGTGTAGACAATGTTGGACTCGGAATCGGTTCGCCTTTATACCAATAAACGTGAACAATCGAAAAACAATGAACCGGCGTGTGGTGGTCGGGACGAAATAAAACGCCACCAAAAACAGTTCCATAGGTCAAGGATGCGTGAAAACACGTATCAAACGTATGAACCGACCCAGGATACCATCCGTTGATTTCGTGAAACTTTCTAAACACACTTGGTATTTGATTTCGCTGTGTCTGAACTTCGATAACCGCAAAGATTTTATTACGTTTCCATTCCGTCGCCCACGCAACACAGCGTCGACCTTTCGGTATAATAAAACATTTACTATCACGCGGAAAGGTGGATTGGTCAGAGTTCGTGCGATCGTTCTTATGAACATAAACTTCATAAGAAAGTTTCGTTGTCGGAAAACTAGACAGTAATTTCTCGACATCCGTGGCGCTTAGTAGGGGCATCGTTGTCGTGGTCGTTGTCGTGGTCGTGGTCGTTGTATTATATATCAGGTTCGCTTTAATTCGGTTCATATGACGCCCTCGATGGTTGGGTTGATTGCTTTTTAAGACCGATCGTTCGTAAGAACGATTTCAGATCATTTTTCATTGTGGTGTTGTTATTCGCATTCATTGACGTTTCATCTCGGTGGTGGCGGTGGTGGTGGTCACTCGTATCGTCCAATACAGTGCTTTTCGTAGATTTCGGAACTATTCCTAAACTTGAACGATTCAGATCATCCTCATTCCCGTCCTCTACCGTATCGTTTGAACTGGTGGTATAACAGGAAGAAGACGCGGATGCGTGTTTCGTATGGTGGTGATTCATTTTACGATTGATCGTGTCAAATAACGAATTGTATTTTTGTTTGGGACAGTGAATTAAATCCTTCACCTTTGGAGTTGTAAGGGTTGTTTCAAAATACAAATATAAATAATGTATAATTACAATTAAACTTATCGAAAATACTATATTTTGAATAAACCAAATCATCGATAATGTATTTATAACTCGTATTATTATGTATTCACGTGTATATTACGAACATAATTTGAAGTGTAATAGAAACGAAATCATATCTTCCTTGAATGTGTTATTCAATCGATCGCCGCCATTCGCAGATACGATCGAAATAATTCCATCTTCGGTTGTCATATAAAAATCAACGACACGGGTCTCGGCGTCGGAATCGAATACAAATACAAATGCGTTTGGCGCCCCCGCGTAGAACTTGATTGTTTTCTTTACTCGGATAATGTAGTTATGATTCGGTGGTAGATGGGTAGCGGTCTCGTCGCGCGTATGATTTAATTCATAATAACTTTCGTCGATTAGAAGTGGGACGGTATACTCTCTCGACGCAGTGCGCTTGTCGCCGTCATCACACCCGACCTTACGCGTGATCTCATTTACAAAGACATCGCCGTCCACAGGGATGCGACGATGTAGACATTGCTCTCGGTCTCGCCGCACCCGATCACGCCCCCGATCACGCCCGTTCCCTCCTCGCGGTTGCGAAACGGTGATCTCATATATATCATTTTCGGTAATGATTAGATGCTCTGTTTTGGTTGTTACGTGATATGTCGCACATCCATTTCCATTCACGAGACGCCCCTTTTCAATGATTTGGTTGATCTTCGACCAGTTTGTATTGATGTCGTCGAGAGATAAATCCAAAAAATAAATCCGAGGTTCGCTCTGCTGGTTTGTTTTGATCGCGTGACTTCTAGTTGTATTTCGATAGATTGTGTTAAGTCCGGAGATCACCATTGCTTGGCGAGCGTTTTGATTTTTCTTTTGTGCGCGAACGTGTTGAGACATTGTGTGCGTTGTTTCCTCTTAGGTGTATAGGCGAAATATGTTTATGTATGTTCCGCCGGTGCCGCCGCTGCCGCTGCCGCAACCAACACACGCCAGCAAAACTGATTTAGAAAGTTGTCACTGATATACTATACAAAGGATACGAACTAGAACCACTCAATGACATCCACCACGATAGGAACTGAACATACTAGAATCGTAATTGTATCAAAAACGGGCGCATTATCTGAATGTATTGTAGAAACGAATAAAGAAACCACGCTGGATGAATTGACCGTTCTACTTTCTAAAAAATGCGGACATAAAAAACACGACGGTTTCAGTTGTTACCATACATACAAATATAAAAATAAGAGCAAATCAAAGAAGATCGGAAACGGCGCCTCGATGTTGTATGTTGATGTATGGTGTAAGACCGATGGTCGCGCCGGTCAAGAGAATAAATATGATCTTCCGCCACCAATCGATGAAATTATCATTTTCGGGGATATCGCCCTCGTCGCGCGTGTTGATAAGGAAACGGCGTGTGACCTCTCCATTAAAACCTGGACAAAGGTGTATGAAAAATTGTTTGGCGGATTTGAAGATTTGGCTGCGACCGCCCGTGAAGATGAGAATGAAATTGATGAACTTGCGTTTATTCACGCGTCGAAGAAAACCGCAAACGGATATTTAAAGGATGGGTTTGTCGTGGACGACTGTATCGGCGCCGGAAGTGGCGACAGCGACGGCGACAGCGACGGCGAACCCCAAAGGCCTGGGCGCGTGTCAAAAAAGAAGAAAACAATTACGTCGGATACGACAACTGAAAGTGAGTTCGTGACCGAGACAGAAACGGAGACAGATTCAATCTCCGATAGTGAACTTAGATCGGATTCTAGCAATGAAGGCGTGGCCCTTGACAAGGGTAAGGTCGCAACCAAGACCAAGACTGCGACCAAGACCGCGACCAAGACCGCGACCAAGACCAATGACGCGGACAAGGACAAAAATGTAACAATCAAAGGTATTCGTAAAACCGAAACACGCGCAAAAGTGAATAAAAATGTGCCGGTCAAAAAAAGGAATGCGAAACCCGACGACGCATCAAATGCCGGGACGACCACCGCGGTCACGTCAACCCCCGACACGGGCGCGTTTGATGACAAATGTGATTCTGAATTAGACGAAGAAGCGTATTCGTGATATCATCATAAACAAATCCGTAAAATATTTATTATAACAAAATTGATCCGGATTCGTTATTAAAGATATAAGTACACAACATACTATCACGGAACTTCATAGAATGGCGTCGATCGATCGAATTGAATATCCTGACCAGTTTCGCAACGAAATCAAAAAGCGCTTGGGAGGGTTATTATCGAGTACTCCCACCGCCGCTGCTGCTGCCGCTGCCGAGTCCGATGTCGTCGATACCATTACATTGAATCTCGAAAAAGGTATCTATAACTGGGCAATTCAAAACGCGACAAAACAGAATATCGTGAAAAAATGGTCGAATCCATTCTTTGTTACACTGTACATTGATCGCCTGCGTTCTGTGTATATCAATTTGAAAAAACCAAGCGTCGCAGCAATGGTCGCACAACAAACAATTCCCGCGAAAGATTTCGCATTTATGACGCATCAAGAAATCTGTCCTGAAAAATGGAAAAAACTCATTGATGACAAAAAGGTGCGAGATAAACAGAAATATGAACCGAATATTGAAGCGTCAACCGACAACTTCACTTGTAACAAGTGTAAGTCGAAGAAGTGTACGTATTATCAACTTCAGACACGCTCGGCCGATGAACCAATGACGACATTTGTCACGTGTTTAGAATGCGGCAAACGATGGAAGTGTTAGTGGCGTGTATACTACGTAGTAGTCGTAATACATAATAAAAACATACCGCCCAATATATAATAAAAAATGACCTATTCCTTTTTTACTATATTACACAAATACTTTCATTGTTGTATGTGTAGATGCTGTAATGAGACTGCTCGCGAATACAACGAAAAACCGCAGTCGACATCGACCGTCGTCGTATCATCCACGGATACAGATACGACCTATGACCCCAGCACGTCATTTACTTCATTTACGTTCGATGATCTTTCAAATACATCTACTACACCGGTAACCTTGTCGTCTTCAACATCATCATTTGATAGTATCGATTATCACCCATATAAACGAAAAAATATCCACGTAGGGATCATCCCGTCCTCTTATTATTCGTATCACAGCGACTAAAGTATCTCTAGATCCTGAACACGCCAATATTCTGATCCGCCGTTGGGTAGAGGGCGACGAATAATAAACGGCGTTTTTTTCTGCTCGAGTTCTTTCATCGCAATGAGGTATCCATCGATAACCGTTGAGTCGATTTTGATAAAAGGCGGCGCGCCTTCGTTGATTTGTTTCGCACGTTGTCCTAAAATCCGCGTCTTTTCATATTTCGTCATAATCGGGATCGTTTTATGTAAGTCGTCTACAATGACCCCCGCACTGTTTCGAACCACGCGTGAAAGAGTTTGAATCTCATCATAATTGTGCGAAAAGGTTTCGGGATGATAGGTTTGGACGAACGTCTCGCGAACGCTTGATTTCAGTTTTTGGAAATATTCCGCATTGTCGGGTTCATCACTATCATTGCCATCATCGTCATCATCATCGTCGTCGTCAAATGTGAGACCGTGTGGAACGCCGAGTAATGTTAGATCGTCTTCGGTATTTTTTTTTGTAGCGCCTCGTTTTTTACTCGCTTTTTTTTGTTTGGCTGCGGATGCGCCCGCCCCACCACCGCCTTCTTCACCGTCGCCGTCGCCGTCACCGTCACCGTCACCATCGCCATCGCCACCACCGTCGCCGCCATCTTCCGTATCCGTATCATTTTCGTCGTTGTCTTCCGCGCCTCCCGCACTTTCACTACCGGAATCATCCGCATCGGAAGCACTGGCCTCGGTTGCGCCACTTTCATCGTCTGTTTCATCAAGGACGGACAGTTCAAGTTCTTCGTCTTCTTCGATATCCGAATCGGCGCCACCACCGGCACTCGCAACCGCTGCCGCTGCTGCCGCACCACTCGGCAGTTTTGCGATTGAATTGGTCGTACTTGATCCAGGTGTTATTTTGAGTTGTTTCGACATATGTATGTAAGTTATGGGTCTATATACATAGACTATATTACTTTATTATGTTTCAATTTTACGAAATAAAGTAATGGAATGGAATGGAATCGAATGAAATGAAATGACTAATTCTGTTCCGTATTCCACACCTTGTCGCATTTGGCGCACAAATAGACATACTTCAAGTTGGTATCGTCATATCGAATATAAATCACCTCGCTCTTCTTCTCGCTCCCAACGCCGCCGCCGCCGCCGCCACCACCGGATGACGACGTGGATGGACGATTGCTCGGGCATTCGTCGTTTGGGCATCTCACCGTATTGATACGCGGCAAGGTCGGATCCAATTTGGTGTATTTATTTACCACCTGTGAAAACGTCTGTGGCGTGGTGGTATGTTTGACATTTATCTTGGAGACACAAATATTATCGGCCGCAATTGTATCGTCAACATTCCCACAGTTCCGACAATAATACTGAAGTTCATTTTCGGGAGTGATGCTAATATAATACATATTCGCGCATATAGAACAGAAATGCATTTTTATTCAGTGACAATGACAATGACGGTAAGATGTCGTTCTTGATAGACTATATAATATATATCTATATTCAATTTTTTTTCATTCACCGCGATCGATGGATGACATAAACGCATCAAATCTCTCGAGAACGGTAGAATACGATAACGAACTGCTCATCCCTCCGTATAACGAAATACGAAGATGAGTATTGGTCGGAATCGTTCGGCACCTGTCCACCAAAATCTCTCGAATCGCCGTTTTATTCTTATGAAAGTGCCGAACCATGAACTCGTTAAAACTCGAAACAAATGTCGACTCTAAAGGAATACATCGCGGAAGATCTTTCAATAATCGAATACACGCAAAGTCGTAATTATAATACTCAACGATGGTATGATAGGATTTGAAATCTTGGTGTTGTGGGCGTATCCCTGGTTCGTGTAACAGCGGTTCTTTATCTAGCAGAGACTGAAACGTCATTAAAATAGATTGAATACTTTGACACCCCGTCCATTGTTCGCCGCGCCACGTGTTGACAATGGACACGCATACCGTCTTATTCGCATAAAAATTTGGATGAAACCGAATATTGTTTGTGTTTGTCAAATAAGATACAATCGGCGGTGAATGCGGGTAATTCGTCGGGAATTTAAACATAAAATAATAGTATCCGCCAAAATACATTGTATCCGGCGGGCCAACAATACACGCAAAGCCGGTCAATATATCGGTTTCACTGTGACGATACATTATACCCGAATCTTCTAATGTTTTATCGCTCATCACGCAACGGATATCCTTTAAAAGGCGTTGAATCGTTTCTTTGGGAATGACAAGACTAACGCTACCTGCGCTACCTGTGGGAGCAACCCCGCCTCCCGAGGCGTCTTGTGTTCCAGTCGAAAGCGTCGGCAACAATGAATGGTTCATTTTGTTTATAATGGAATATATAATTCTTTTTATGTTTATTCGCTCCCTCCGCCTCCCCGGCCCGTCCCCGGTCCGCCCCCATTTTCGACCCATTTTTGGAGCGAACCGTGACGATAATCCTAGCAGTGGAGTGCGATTGTGGTGTGATAGACGCTTACCATTATGCTCTCATAAAAAACACCCTGACTGATTATGGTCTAGTTTACCATTCGCGACTTTCAAAAAAAAAATCTACGGGTGAAACTATTTTTTTTACAAAAGTTCCGCGCCTAGAAAAACGAAAATAAAAGTATCCCCCTTTTTTGGGGATTTTTTGCAACGAAAAAGTAAAATGGCGATTTTGGGGGATCAAATTTAGACAAAATGAGATAAAACCTATGTATTATATATTATAACAAACGGTGTTTTATCTTTACGATTACACGCGTATATTTTCAATTCATAATTCACGAACAAAATTGAACTTTTTCCGTTCAAATCAGGACTACACAAGAAGGCGACGAGGTATTAAATGACAACGTTACAACACAATGGAAGCATCAGCAGCAACGGTGGCGGCAACGGTGGCGGCAACGACGGGGCAACCGCGGCAGCAGTCACAACGACGGTCGGTATTGATTCTTCTACCGCAGCGTATCAATCCTTATGTAGTGGAATGACATACGAACAATTTATGAAACACCACGCTTCAAAACCGGGTGAGGCGTATACTCATACACGAATCGGAGATAAATCGTTGAACATCCACGGTGGTGTATATACGATCCCTCCGTCCATTTTACCGGTTTTTTGGCGTAAATACTATACTCACGTATTCGAAAATGGAAAGCAGGAATATTTGACTGAAAAACAGAATCCGGAATGTGGTCCGCTTATGGTGGATTTCGATTTCCGATATGATACAAGTATTACAAAACGACAACATTCAAAAGAACACATTTTGGATATGATACAATCGTATACTGAAACGCTTGAAACTCTCGTTGAGTTCCCGAGTGATGTGAAAATCCCCGTATTCATCTTCGAAAAGGCCGACGTGAATCAACTAGAAGATGTGACAAAGGACGGGATTCATATGATGTTCGGCACAATGATCGATCGACCGATCCAACGAATGCTTCGATCAAGGATGTTGAAGGAATTACAAGAAATATGGACGGATCTCCCCATCACAAACTCGTGGAATGACGTCCTGGACGAAGGTATTTCGCGTGGTCATACGAACTGGCAACTTTATGGGTCGAGAAAACCGGGTCAGAAGGCGTATATGCTGAAATATCACTTCGTGATGATGCGGGATCCGGACGATGACGACGGTGCGTGGATGTGTCAGGAAGAGAAAGCCAGTAAATTCAATGTGAAGGAGGATTTCGCGAAACTATCCGTCCAGTCGGTTGCGCCCGGTGGCGTGTATTCGCGATTCCCATTACTTCCCGGAAATTCGGCGTTGAAAGCCGAATATGATGCGCTTGTCAATCAGCATCGTGCGCAACGTGGTGGTGGCGGTGGGGGCGGCGGCGGGGGCGGTGGCGGGGGTGCTGGCGGACTCAATGGAGAAGGCGGTCGACGTCTCCGTCTCGTGGTCACTGGCGCAAATGGCGCGACCGGTCTCGTCGGAAATGGAATCGTAGGACAGAATGGAATGATTATGATGGATAAAATCACGAATCTAGTCGAATTAAATATTGCAGTAGAAACGATGTTGAACGCACTCGAACCCACCGAGTATGAAATCCGCGAAACACATTATTACACAATGGCTCTCCCCGAGCAGTATTATAATCCTTATGATAAATGGTTGCGTGTCGGTCTCGCGCTTCACAATACCAGCGACAAATTATTCCTCTCGTGGATGCTCTTCAGTGCGAAATCCAACAAATTCCGGTTCACCGATATTATGAAGAATTACGATACGTGGTGTAATTTCCCGTATAGTCCCGATGGTCTCACGCGCCGATCCATTATGTATTGGGCGAAAAATGACTGTTTCGAGGAATATACACGAATTCGAAATGAAACCATCGATAACTTCATTCATCAGACGATATGTAATGAGACGACCAACGACGCGTCAACAGATGTGGATTTGGCCACCGTTTTATATACGATCTTCAAAGATCGGTTCGTATGTGTGAGTGTGAAAGACAATATGTGGTATGAATTCGACAAGAATCGGTGGGTAGAATGCGACCAAGGCAATTCGCTTCGCGCGCTCATCTCCAAGGACATGCACGATATTTATACGAAGAAGCATCGAGAGATTATGGATGTAACCTCCGGATTGGATCCCACATCTGACCAGTATACGTCCACACGAAAACGGTCGCGGCGTATCGTGGATATCTGTACCAAATTGAAGACCACGAGTTTCAAGAACAATATTATGCGCGAGGTGCGCGAGCAATTCTACGACAAGGACTTCATTGAGAAGATCGATACCCGCCCGGAACTCCTGTGTTTCAAGAACGGCGTCGTCGATTTCACGCATAAAATCTTCCGTCGCGGACAACCGGACGATAATCTATCGAAAACCACGAAAATCGACTACATTCCGCTGGATGATGAGAAACATCGCACGCAAATCAACGAGATCAACGAATTTATGGCGCAACTCTTCCCGGAAACCGAACTTCGGAATTATATGTGGGAGCATCTCGCCTCTACCCTCATCGGGACAAACCGGGAGCAGACGTTCAATATTTATATCGGCGGTGGAAGCAACGGTAAATCGAAACTCATCGAGTTGATGTCCGCAGTTCTCGGCGAATACAAGGCCGTTCTCCCCATCACCGCAGTAACTCAAAAGCGCGCAATGATTGGCGGTGCTTCGCCGGAACTCGCAGTCCTTAAAGGTGTGCGATATGCGGTGATGCAGGAACCGACCAAGGGCGACCGCATCAATGAAGGTATCCTTAAAGAAATCACCGGTGGCGACGAGATGAGTGGACGCGCTCTCTTCAAGAACACCGTCACGTTTGTTCCGCAATTCAAGTTGGTGGTGTGTACAAACGTCCTCTTTGATATTAAAAGCAACGACGACGGAACGTGGCGGCGTATTCGTCTATGCCCCTATAAATCGAAATTCTGCGAGGATCCAAAAACCGATGATCCGGATGAACCGTATCAGTTCCTCATCGACAAGAACCTCGATGTCAAAATCAAGACGTGGGTAAATGTCTTTATGGCGATGCTCGTCAAGAAGGCATTTGAAACAGATGGAAAGGTGCGGACGTG